AGCTTCTTTCGGAGCTCCGGCCATAATCTCCATAGTATCTTCTAAGTGTTGTATCTCTAGGTTGGCTCCTAATACCTGCACTTCAGGTACGACAAGCTCTACATCTCCTTCGTCGGAGGTGAAGATCTTCTCTCCTGGTTGCCATACGAACTCTTCAACGAATCCCTTAATCTTTTGGACAGGATAAGTAACGAGATCGTAGATGTCGGCTTTCATGTTCTCGACATGATCTAAGCGGTATTGCATCCCAATAAGGTTATCCAAGGGACCCATACCCCATAGATTGTCTTGTTTCTTCCTCCACGCTGAGTGGAAGATTGGCGGATAGCCGTAGAAAGAAGGATTCGGTTTATTCGATATAAGCTTATGGCGATCCACCACCATGATAACACGGTTCTTTTCAAACGTGTCATTGATGTAGTCGTACCAGTCTCCGTAGAATGTAAGTACTTCGACAAAGTCGGAGAGAAGATAGGCTCGAAAGTTAGTGAACCCATCCATGTCATATAATCGATCTCGCTGAGTCCAATCTCCTTGGAATGTCCTGGCATGAAAACGTATGTTCTTGAGGTACTCGTAGAGTTGTTCGTAGCTATCTCTGTTTTCGTCACTAGACATTCTCCCGAGAAGTTCTCTCAGTTCTCCCATGCTGATTACAGATCGTACAAACTTAGGAGACTGCAGGAAGTTCTCTGCAGTAGGGTTCATTACAAGGTCAAGGGGGCTAATTCGCTGTATTGAGGGCCCGATAAAACCTGTCTTGATGTTCTTACCCTGGTTGACTCTCTCGTCTGACCATCGGACAGTGGCGAAGCAGTTTCCAAAGTCAACGTAGTCGGCGAGGATTTTGTCCATTTCGTGCTTGAAAGAGGGCTGGTCGATGCACCAGGACATATAGTTGACAATTGCATCCCGCTTCTCGACAGAGTTTGAATCACGTTCGTTAGCCTCCCACTCAATCCATTTTCTCTTAGGAAAGGATGTCGCCGTGTAATTGGCGAGTAGGTTATCCCTAATTTGGCACAACTTCGGGACAGTTGTCTTGTTCTTCCAAGGTAGTTGAGAATTTGTGGTGTAGGTTGTGTCAGTAGCGTAGACATATCTACGAATCTCTTCCCAGTCTGTTTTCTTATTACGGCGTAAGCTTTCCCACTCGATGAACCTTTCGGTAAGACGAGTAGCTAATAAGTCTGGACTGATTACATTAAGTAGTTCTAGGGATGTTCCGGTCATTTCTAACTTACTGGTCCGCCACAGTATTTACAGACTTTGGCAGTACGTGGATTAATCTTGTTGCATTTGAAGCAGTACGTGTAGTCTTTCTTAGACAATTAGCTAACACCTCCCCATCGAGAATCGAAATTAATATATTGCGCATTTATCTTTTGTGTTCTGTAGTAGTTTAAAGGCGACAATCCCGTGAGGAAATCGACAGCAGATGTCAGAGCATCCTTGATGTCGTCGTGTGGAGGATTTTGAAGAGTGAGCTCTTCTTCCAACAGTGAACAGTTTCCTCCTGGATAATGCCACATTTGTTTGTTGGCATACCTCGGTTCTAAGGTAGCAAGTATTCTTTCTTCCTTAGCACCATCCCATCGAGTAGGTCTGAACTCCTCGATGGAGAGAGACAAGCCCAAAGGCTTGATATAACTTTCCTTTAAATCTTTAACGATAACAACCTGAGCGACACTTACTTCTGCTCTTAGTTTTCTGAATCCCCATTTCTCGTATAGACGGAAGATATGTTGGAAGTATTCAGAAGGTTGTTGTGTCTTAAATCTATCTATATCTAAGACGTAGTAGTTTTGGTTCCCGTCAACTCCAACCACAACGATTGCAGTAGAGTCCGCTTTCTTTTTAAGGGAGTAGGCAAAGTCGACAGCTGCGACGATGTTGAGGGGAGATCCTTTGAAAGCCCATCTTCCTTCACGCTTGGTGAGGTAGGCGGGTTCGTAGTATTGGAAACAGGATCGGTTGATGGGCGAGTTCTCGTCGTCGTTCGGATCGTTATAATATTGGGCCCTGAAGTGTAAGTGGTTAAGGTACTGTGATTTCTTTTCGGCCAATACTTTAGCGTCGAACCCAAACCATTTTCCGTCTGTGCGTCTTTGGCGCGGCCAAAGGAATTCGCCATATCCATTACCCAAAGACTCCACTTGTCTTTCAAGGACTTTAAATAAGGGTTCTGAGTCAACTGGGTTTCCGAGGTCGTCATAATCTGTTCTCTCCATCTCCATGACTTTTGAATACAAGTCTTTGGGATGGTATCTGGTCCCTACGATCCATTCTTGCGAGTTCGTACCTTCGACGGACGAGAGATGCGAGTATTGGTCTTCGACTTTCTCTCTGCCCTCTTCAGTGTAAGCGTTCTTGTCAGTGACGACGTCATCGAGGACGGCAATGTCACAATGAAGGCCAACGATATTGCTTGTAAGGCCAGCAGTGAATATAGAAGGGTCACGGATGTATTCATGTTTTCTCCTGGGGTCATCTAGAGAGATTTCTCTCTCGGTCCATTTTTCTCTTTTGGCTTCGTCTTTGTTGACCATCTCAGGCCACAGAAGACGATAGTTTTCGTTTGTGAATATATCTTTAATGAACTTAAGTTGTTTGGTTGCTAAGTTAGACGTGCTCGATATGTATAATACTCTTAACGTAGGGTCTTTAGTTAGCGCCCAAGCAACTCTAAGTGCAATTAGAGTGGATTTCATATGGTCACGAGGCAGTAACAGTAATTGTTTACTATAGCCTTCGTTATCCCATTTCCTCCATTCTGAAATAATTTCTCTGTGTATGTTACCTAAGAGTCTTTTAGGTTGTACTACTTTAATAAATTCTTCTAAGTCCGACTCAGCCAGTTCTCTCAGAGCCTGTCGCTCTGCTGACATCTCGACTTTGGTCCGTCGGGTTCGGGGCAAAATACTTTCCTCTTCCATCAATAGCTGCATTACGGACCTGCATTTCCCAAATCCTCTTGTCGAGGTTGGAGAAACGTTCGTCGTCGTGCTTCTCGTGGTATTCCAATTTGTTCAATATTGATTCTTTCACTTCAGTCGTCTGAGCAAATATCAATGATTTGAGGTTATTTAGTTGTACTGACAGCCACCATGTCATCGATCCAACGAGAGCGATAATGGTGCCCAAATAACCGACCAGTGTAGAGAAATCCATTACAGATAGCAGACAGTCACATCTGCTGTGGTGCCACCTACATTGGTATAGACAAGTCCACTGTTAAAACCTATATCGTATTCATAGGTAACAGCATTGGAGCTGGCTGCAGGGACAACGATTGTAATTGGATTAGTAGTATTAGGAACAGTATTGTCGGCTAAAGTAATGGTACCTGGGGTAGCTCCGGTAGTACCGACGGTAATAGCTCGGAGGACTCCTGGTCCTGTTTTAATTTGTGTACTGGCTACAGCACCGGCTTGGTGACTGTATTTGAATATAGGTCTGGAAAAACCATCAGCCATTAGTTGAACTCCTCTCCGCTTGGAGACTGCATAGACTCGCCTACGGCTGAATCCATAGGGTGTCCTGCTTCTCCGGGATTGATCAGTGGACTGCCTCCGGGTGTCGGAGGATTAACAGGAAGTTGTTGGTCATGCCCTAATTGCTGAGGAGTGACCTTCTTCACTGAAGGATGTTGAGAACCGTGTCTTTGGGAGAAGCTTGATTTCTTTCCTTTAGACTTCTTGCTCATTTGAAATGTCTCTTCAATTCTTTGAAGTCTTTGTAGTTTCCACGGTTTCCTTTACCAGTGGTACCTTCTCCAGAGATTTCATCCATCAGTTCTTTTCCTGGTTCAGATTTCTGATACCCTTGGAAGTTCCTGCGTTCTGTGTCTTGATTAGTAATGGGGAGCTTATAGGCAGTTCCTTTGTGAGATCCCTCACCGTGGATGCCGTGCTCGCCCTGCTTATTCCACTGATCTTCTTTTCTCATCGTTATTCAAGTCCTGCAGGACCTACGTGCTGTCCTGATTGCCCACCACCTTGGTTGAGACCAGGGGCTGAACCACGATCGTGATTAGCGGTTAAATGCTTGTCTCCACCTTTCTTAGCCATGTGCCCGTAGGACTTCTCATGACCGGGGTGGATGTGGTTATAATCTAATGCGGTAGCCATATTACTTCTTCTTTCCCTTTTTAATTTTCTTTTCGGTAGCGCCACCTGGATCCTTTACAGGAGCCCCAGCTTTGGAACCACCTTTAGGGGACTTAGATTTCCCCTTCTTGATTGTCTGTTTCATCTCTTTCCTTTCAAAGTACTTCTATTAGTTTTAGAATTGTACTTGTATTCTGATTTCTTATGTCCAGACTTCTTGGAAGCTCTGTCCTTAGCTCTCTCGGAAGGAGACATGTTTCCCCTCTTAGTACCTTTAGAGGTAGCTTTCTGTGTACCTTTCTTAAGGTTACCTGATTTCTGTAAGGCTGAAGTAGCTATAGCATAAGCTGACTTCTTATCTTTACCTTTAGCTTTTAATTGAGATACTAGTCTCTCTAATATCTTAGGCATAATTTCTTCTAGATAATCCTTTAGTAGGACCTTCTAAGATATTCCTAAAGAGATAATCATTCCTTAAGGGATACCTTTGTCTTCCTTGTCTAGGGAAGTTCATATGGTTGCCTTCTCACAAGACATAGATTCCATCTTTACGTTAGTAGAGACTAATGGCATTTGGAAGTATCCATGTGTGTAAGCTGGGATCTGATCTTGGTTCTCTGCTAAAAATACTTGACAAGCTTCCTTTGAAGGGAAGTTCTCTATTGACAGTTGTCCAGGTATTGTGTTAACGTTACTTAAGTAGACAGTAAATAAGATAACTAAAGAATACATAAAAATCTCCTCGCGGTCTATATAACACAAATTTAAGAAAAAGTCAAGTTAACGAAAGGATACCTTCATGTGGTGTAAAATGTTCCATAAAAGCTACTGGATTCCTCTATTAAATAAGAATTGGTGTATAAGGTGTGAAAGATTCGTAAGATGAGTATTACGTATATAAGACACTGTTCGGTGTGCGGAAAGCGATTTACGACCAAAACACCCAGTCAGACCCTTTGTCCCCTCCATCAGACCACAGATGCCTAACCCAAGGGCTAGAGAAGGCCACTGGTGAGTTTAAATGGGTATAGAGCTACCCTAGTAGCCGGGAGGATATAAAACGAATGTACGAGCTTCCTAATGAGAATAAGCTATATTAGTAAAATTTCTGCTCGATATTTTTTAGATGTAGTTCAATTGCGGCTTAAGGGGGGTACGACCCCCTGGCATGGGGGACCGTGGGGGTGACCAATCAACAATCAAATAATGATCAACAATCAAACATCAAACAAACATCAATCAAATTTATTTTGATCGATCAACAATCAACAATCAACCAAGGCTCTTAAGGATCAATTATGTTTGTTTGATACTCTGGAGTACATAATGTTGTTGTTGGTTACATAAGGATACCTTAAGGAGACCCTTTAGTTAGCTAACGATCCATTAGGCAATAAAAAAACCCTCGGGCCTTTCGGTCCGAGGGTTATTTGTTTGAAGTGACGGCGAGTTAGACAGCTAGGCTACCTTCTTCTTGCCGTTGCCTTCCTCAGCCTTCGAGCCTTGGTCTACGATGTCTCCACCCTCCAGGATGAACTGTTGATACTCTGGATCCCATTTCTTCTCGAATGGTTTGAGTGCTTTCACAATCGACATAAGCGTCATTCGAAGACCCTTGTTTGTTTGACCTTCCTTGAAGACCGAGGTCAGGTTGTCTTTGTCGTCAAGCCAGTGAGCTTGCATTGCCCACTGTTGCTCCAGCATGTGTACGTTGGCCGGCATCGTTGCATCAGGCGTCACCTTGCCAGTGCCAGCAGCAGGCGTGCGAGAACCTTTGCCTTTCTTGGGTGGCTTCGTGTCCAACAGTTCCTTAATGCCACCGTCATCCTTGACCTTGGTAGGCACGTAAGAAAGGAACTGTTGAATGTTGCACCGTTGATTGATCTCCGCATTGTCCGGATCGGTCGAGTACATATAGATCGGGTTAGGTCTGCGGAGGTTACCCTTCTCGTCACGCAACAGCTTAGCAACCACGGTCTTGATGTGGTTGACGGCCGCAAGCTGTTGGATGACGCGCGCCGCTTGTTTCAGTTGCAAGCGGCCGTTGTTCTTACGGCTGGTCAGTAGCGTGCGACGGTCCTTAAGGTCTGGAGTGGCTGTGCCCCAAACTTCCGGCCACTCGTTGCGCGGCTTAGCGCCGACCTTATCGTTAATGACCATATCAAGCTGTGCGATCTCTTCATTGATCGATGTCCCGATCGGTGAGGCATCAAACTCAATGAAGTAAAAGTCTCGATCGTCCATCTTGCCCGTTGCACGGTTCTTGACGCGATACTTAGCGGGAAGATCGCCTTCGAAGCGCGGCACCAAAGGGTTGTCTTTGGTATCCTCACTGTCTACGGCGGGCCACTTGAGGATAATGTTCTTGAGGTTATCGTTGGGAGCGTTGGGACCAAACAAACGCTCCAGACTTTCGAGAACATGCAAAGGGCTTTCCTTTGCCTGCTCACCTGCTTCGATGTCAGCCAGCATGGTCCGCGTCATCTGCGCATCCCATGCAGCACCGCACAGCACAGCCAGTTCATGCTGTTGTGTCGTGTCAATCTGTGCGGTGAGACCAGCAGCAGCCCGCAACTGTGCCGACGGCTTCTCCACCGTGGTCAGTGTCTTGACCACATCGGCTACGTATTCATCGTCGCCAATGTTGCCCGGCATCTTTTGGATCGCTTGCCCAATGATGTCGTCAGTAAGATCAGTCTCAGTCTCTCGGTCCTTGTTGAGCACCGCTCGAATGAAGTTGACCTTGGATGACAGCTTGCCAGTTCGCACAGCAGCAGTCTGAAGCTTCGTAAGTGTTGCCATGTTAGTCATACCTCTTGTTGAATGATGTAGCGGCGGCAAGCGGGCTGCTTGCCTCTAACCGTTTCCATCGATGTCAAACAACAGGAGCAGGTGGACAAGGGCCGCTAGGGCCGGGCTGCTCAACTCGTTTCTTATTAAGTCTCCAGCATAGCACAACCAAAACCATATGACAATCTACTCTAGGTTGTATTTGAGGCGTTGAGCCGCTCAACTGGTTTTGGATTGCGTTGAGGCATCTACACAACCGCTAATGGCATTTCGTTCATGTACATGAATACTAGCTGCTATTCATCTAGATGAACAGACTGTAACATACATCACGTGCTGGCTAGTAGTTGATTGATGATTGGTTGTTGACTGTTGTTTGGTTGTTGGTTGTTGTTAGTTGATTGATTGTTGGTTGGTATTTGATTGGTTATTGATTGATTCCTATCATTGTTTGTTTGGTTGGTAGCTGGTTGTTGGTTGGTTGTTGGTAGCTGTAGTGTTGTTGTTGGTTGTTTGGTTGTTGATGTAGCTGGTGCTCTCAACTCGTTTCTCAACTGTTTTTCCTATCATCAATGCGTCGGGTGCCGTCGTGTGCGGGGGGTCAAACGGGTTGGGCCATATGCGTCGTTCAACGGCCATTTGTGGTTGAGCGGTATAGTAGTAGTTGAGCCCGTTGACTTAAGCCACTAGAGGTTGTAAGATTATTATGTACGATGGGTCAAAAGAAATGGGGAGAGCGATGGCGTACAGAGCTAGAGCAGTTGCGTTACAGAACCATGTAATCGTTCCTGGATCGGAACGGTTTAGTACCCAGTTCTCGGACGAAACTCCGGGAGAGTTCTTGCAGTTGATCTATGGCGATCTCCTGCAACAGGTACTAGCGGTAGTTCGAAGGCGGGAGATCCATCCTGTCGATAAGGTCATGATCCAATTCAGTATCGTGATCTCATTTGGAGGTAAGCCATGACGGTAATCCTCTACCACTACCAACCTTTCTACGAAGGAAAGAGTTGGTACTTCTTGATACCGGGGAAGGATGGGCCTCCGGGTCACTCTGCGATTGAGCCCATCAAGATCGGACCATACGTCCACCTGTCTGCTTGCTGTGAAGCGATCCTGGCAATGCAGGCGAGGATACAACGGAGGGAGTCATGAGGGGAGTAAGCTTTCGTCGTCCACATACTGGTGGACACAACGGAGCACGCTTGGTCCTGTCCATCGAAGACAGCACCACTGATCGTTTCGTTCCTTTGGAGGATATGATCGAAGCCTTTTTCCAGGGCAAGGTTAAGCCCGTGAACATCGGCAACGACTATCCCAATTCATTCGTGAGGGTGTGATGACAATCACCATCACACCCAGCGGTAAGTACGTGGAGGCTGACGGTCTCTACTGGTGCAGGGATGCTCAGAACTCTTTTGGCCACTGTATTTGTAGTGGCTATCGATACCCTTGCGGCAAGTGCGCTATCTACCAGTGTGGGTTCAAGGAACCTAACTATCCTGTGCCTGCTCTTCCAATGCAGGTATCGTGGTGCGACGACGGTGCTTTGATGTTGCACACGGAAGGCGATATCATTACCACGTTTCAGAACAGAGCCAGCAACGCAGTACAATCATAAGTGTTGTTGGTTACCTGGGGGAGGGGCAGTCACAGCTGCCTCTCCCTTTTTCTTTTCCTCTCTGGTGCGTGGGTTGCTCCTAGCGCACCGGAGCATCAGTGTGCGCGTTAAGCCCGGAGGCGACTCATGCAGGTACGGCCTGACGCTGCATGGACGCGCACCTGATGTCTTTGTTCATTTTCATTACTGTCGTGTTCATTAGGCAATATTGCCACAAAACCAATGGAGTTAATATATGGTAAGGGAACCTATGTCTCGTGAAGAAGCTCAAGACCTAGTTGACTCGGGGGACCTCAAGGTGGAGCTCTACCGTGGCTACTATCGGATGCGCTTCAACCGTGACTCGTCCCTGACTGATGAACAGATCATTGATCTGGTCCGTTGGGCAGAGGACGACATGGATCCAATTGAGTGGTCCGTTGCCATGGAGAAGATGGAGAACGGCGCTAAGCCGGAGGACATCTCGGAACTGAAGCAGAAATAGTTTCAGTTATGTGAGGGGAAGCCGTGGGGATATGGCACCCTCACCTAACGGCGGGAGCGGATTCGTCTGCTCCCGTTCGTTCTTTCTCTTAGCAACAGGAGAGTGCAATGCCCAGATTAATCAAGTGTCAAGCCATCGATGTTCCTGATGGTGTGACCTTCAGATGGCGGCCAAGTACTAGATCACCTTGGCAGGAATACACTGTAGTTAGTTGGGATGAAGCCAATCAACAGTTGTTGTGTCGTTGCAAACATGGCAACGTGGATCAGTTCAATCCATATAGCCAAGTGGAATACGACGCAGAGTGATCCAACAGTACTAACAGGGAGTGGGGACTATGAAGCAGTTAGCGTCTGTGATCCTACGGGCGGTACTGGCTCGTGAGGAGAGTTGGGTTGATGTCAACGAGCGTTATCTTCTGACGCTGGAGCAGGCTGTGCAGCTGTGCACACAGGAGGAAGCAGAGCAGAAGATCGCTGTGCTTCTGTTAACTGTGTGTTGGAACGATGCCATCATGTGGGCACAGATGACTATGGAGGTTCGGTGATGAGTGACTTCCATCAGCCGAGGCGAGGCGATAAGTTCTGGGATGGACAAGTGCTGCCCCAACATAATGGGGAGATCATTCACGTTGACTGGCGGTCTGCTGCTGACTATGACGACAAGACAGTCATCGTTAAGTTCCATGATTCCTATCATCGCGCGTCGTATACGTTCGGTGAGATCAAGCATTGTTGGGACGAAAGGTACAATTTATACCGTCTAAACATCGAAGATCATGAAGGTGGTTTTCACCGTTCTGATGAGGTTGACGGCAATATCAAGTATGCAGCCAAGAAACCGCCTTGACTTAACGATTTAGGTATGCGAGAATTATGGATGCTGAAACGAGAAGTCGTCAGCACATCGGCAAGCCGCTGGGGAGGGATTCTAGATAGCCTCCTAGCTGCGACGGTCAATGCCATTCCTCCTTCTGCACAACCTAGCCATAGCGCGCACTGGCAGACAGTGTAGGCATCGAGCATTACCTAGTAGATGTGTTGACGAGTTCTCGGTCCTCTGTAATTTAGCGTAGCGTTTATGAAGAGCATCACATCATTAATCTAATTGCCTAAGCTCTACATGCACACAGGAGGTAGAGAGCTTAGGGTAGGTTAAGGTGGCTTGAACATAGACGCTACACTTGATTACAGGTGAGGAGGGTCACATGGTTAATCGAGTGATGCAACAGAAAGCGTTCAAGATGCGTCGCTACCGTATGAAGGGGGCAAAGAAAGTGTTCCCTTCCAACTACAACAACACTGTCAAAGTATCCCAAGGTCCTGACCTACGCATGGCTGAGTATTATCAGCGTGCAAAGGGATTGGGTGAAGAGTTTACGGATAGACTACGTATTGATGATCCGATCTTACAGATGGAACTGAAGAGGTTGCATCAAGGGGATCGGATGCAGAAGATCCATGAGTTTTATAACCTACGTGTTAACGGGCAGGAACGCCGCCTGACGTACTACTTCTTTGGTGGCGGAGAACATTTCTTCATTAGAGATTTAGGAAGCAAGCGGCAGCTTTCCGTCTCATACAAAACAAGAGAACAGGCAATGTTCTACTACGATAATAATATGATCCAATGGGAGCGGACCTACGCGGTCCAACCCACCTCCCAATAGGATAGCCCCGAGCAGCCCGCCCCCCGGCTCGGCGGCTGGAACCCCCTGACGGCCCCTCCTCCCCCTCCGTCAGGGGGTTTTTCTTTTTGTGCCCATTATCCAAATGGAGCATTCCCCCATGATAATTCGTTGTAGATGTGGAAAGACTTGGACAGCGTCTCCGTACAAAAATAACGCTGTCAAGACGGGTTGGTGTGATCCTTGTCGCCAGAAACGTTTGGCACGTCCAAAGATTCTTTTGTCTTTTCGTCCTAATCTCCCGAAGTCAAGGCTTGGAGTAAGGATACGAATAAAGCCCACGTGGCGGAATGGGAAGACGCAAGGGACTTAAAATCCCTCGGCCGAAAGGTTGTGTGGGTTCGAGTCCCACCGTGGGCACCAAACACAAGAGGATGTCGTCATGCATCAGATGTTTAACAAGATCATGATCCATTACAAAGTATGGATCTTCTTACACCGGAGGAGGGGTTGGATCATGTCCGAAAGGAGGCTTGTGTCGGACAATTTCACATCTATGATTGAAGACTTAGTTTATGAACGTAAGCTTTCACGCGAGAGAGCTGAATGGTATTACAGACAAGCCACTGATTTCTTAGGTCTTTTGGATGCTAGACATCCTAGACTAAAGGGCGATGCCCTCAAAGCAGCTATAAAGTCTCGACTCTATAGCCATACGTTCTACCGTCCTGTGCCATTGCCGGACAGGCGCAAGACGTTGAAGGAACTGTTCCGTCCGGCACCACCATGGAAAGAATGAGGAAGATCTCTATGTCTGATCACTCTCAAGTCACGATCATCAAAGAGCCCGATGGTCTGATCGACAGGGAATACCTGGAACTGGCGATCAAGATCCACGACTCCTGCAGCGGCGTTGCCATTCCCAATGGCGAGTCCGAGTCGATGGACATCGAGACCAGTCGTGGTCCTGCGGACATCGAAGCTCTGATGAAGACTCAGGAGGCATTCAAGGAGAAGCGTCTGATCCTGTCTCTCGGTCATCATCCGGTTGGTTTCCCGGACGACGAGACGCAGCCGTTCTCGATGATCAAGGACAGCAATGACGACGAGGTCGTCGTGGCCTTCCTTGACGGCGACTTCCCGAAGTTCGCCAAGAAGAATTCGCTCTATTCTTCCGCATATCATTTCGCTAACGACTTTCTCGCTCCGAAGCTCGGCGAGATGTACCGGGCTTGTGAAGGCGCCATGCCTGAGTTCATGAAGAAGATCCAGACGCTGAAGAAGGAGATACAGGCCAACGCTGACCCCCGTGGCGTTGTCACCATCGTCACCTACGACGATGCCATCACTCCGGTTAGTTTCTCCAAGAACGATCTCGACGGAGACTATCCGGAGTTCTGGACTTCGAACTCTTACGGCTATGACGATGAGCCGGAGGAGGAGGCTGATGATGAGGCCGATGACAGCCTCGAAGGCAGCACTTCGGGAACTCCCGTTGTTGCTGCGGCTCCTCCTCCTCCGAAGAAGGCCAAGAAGAACCTGCTCGGTGGTGGCCCCGTCGTTGCTCCGGGGACGAAGTCCACTCCTGTTCCGGAGAACAACCTCGTCGTCAAGAAGGACGAAGAGTGGGTAATGGCCTCTTGTCCGACGAACATCGTCAAGAACAAGGACATCCGGAGGTGGTACGATCGGATGGCCGGGACCGTCCCTGGTAACTTCAAGGACCGGCCACAGGTGCGTGTTCAGAAGTCTCGGCTCAACCCGACAATCAAAAGCCTTCAGGAGATTGGCGATCGGGCTGTTGCTTCTGCGACTGCTCCTGCCCCCCAAGGGCTCCAGAATGCCAAGCCACCTGCCTCTGTTCCCAACGCGGAGCCGATCAAGGCGACTTCGGAGTTCTTTCACATCATTCCTGCTGAGGATCAACAGAAGTTCTTCAAGAACTTCGCCGTTCGTCCTGACGTCAAAGGGAATGTCGAGCCTGAAGATATCCAAGGGCAGGAGAAACGTTGGGCAACGTTCTGTGAGATCACGAAGGTACCTGATCTCATAAAGGTAGCCAACTGGTCCGATGCTTCCCTCTACCTCCTGATCGGAGAGCATAAGCGCCATGCGTTCAAGCTCCTCCGTGATCTGCTCCGGGCCTACGCGATCTCCAAGGGTCAGCAGAAGGCTCCGACGACCGAAGGTGTCGCCCCTCCTACGACGGGGGTCCAGATTGTCCCCGCTCGCAGGAAAGCCCTGTAAGGCTTCGAACCCTTTGGAGGGTTAACTTCTACCAAACGTATCGCGAGTGGTACTACGAACGGTACGTTCAAAGCGTGTATCTCATCAACCGGCTAGCTCATGACGAGCTAGTCGGCTCTCCCCGGAAGCAGATGATAGGAGGTAAACGATGTCGATGATCGAGCGCGTGCGCATTACGTTGCAGAAGTCCAAGGACTGGTTAGGTCGTAATCCGACCCAGGAGTGGCTTCAGGAGCAGGCTTCCAAGCAGGCTCACACTCCAGATTACTGGAACCTCGCCCAGTTCAGGCAGCAGCTGTACTTCACCTATGGTGAGGACATGCCTGGGTACAGGGCGTATGGGAAGTTCCACGGTCCGAGCACCGTTAACTTCGGAGAAGCCTATACGGCTGTCCCGTTGACGATGTTCATTCACGATGGTGACATCTACGACAGTTATCCTGTTGCTTTGGAAGACGAATTCAGGTATACTTACCCCCATGCTCCTCACACTTCGGTCAGGGGCATCCTCATGACGATCACAGCAGATGAGCTGACTTCTTTGGACACTTACCATGAGAATGGTCGAGTGTTCGAACGGAAGCGTATCTGGCTCCAGTATTCTGTACTGGATGCTCAGTTCTCGGACCTTAACAATAGGTCAATGGCGGTCACCGAAAGGATTACGCGAATAGCTGCGTGGACCTACATTGGCAGGAGGGAGTTTTGGAACGAGAGGATCGACAATGGGTACAGGTTCCCTCCAGCGAAACGATTCGACAATCTATTCATGAAGGATTTCTACTATTACGGTGCATACGACTTCGTCCCAAACGAGTAACCTTTACCACCTTCCGTGCCCGTCATGTACAAGCTCTGACGCTTATAGTCAGTATGCTGATGGGCACGGATACTGCTTTTCATGTAATAAATATTTTAAAGGAGATACATTGACTAATGATGATGGAACAGACTTTACCTACGAATTTCTTGGAAGACGTGGCATTGCGTCAGAAACTTTTAGACATTTTAAATGCCCGACTAAAGTTGATCGAGTCGGGAAACCTGTCTCCGTTGGGTTTCGTTATCCAAACGGGTCGGTTAAAGTTAGACTTTTAGACGATAAGAAAACAACCTATTGGTCACTGCAACATGCCAAGCCGGAAGCTGGGCTATTTGGCATGGATCTATTTGCTCCTGGAAGTCATAAGTTTGTTACTATAACCGAAGGAGAATACGATGCACTATCCCTCTTCCAACTTACGCGCTCGCCTGTGGTGTCGGTTCGCTCTGCTTCTACTGCTCGTAGTGATGCTACAGCAGCTCGATCCTGGCTTAACGGGTTTGAAAGAATATACCTCGCGCTTGATGACGACGCCCCAGGTCGTGAAGCTGCAAGAGAAATTGCACGCCTCTTTGACTACAACAAGGTATACCTTGTGCAGTTTGGCGAGCGGAAGGATGCAAATGCCTTTCTGCAATTAGGATTAGATGCTGATTTACGGAACTTATGGCTTAACGCTCAGCGTTTCGGGATGCATCTATTCCCAGTCATAAGTTCTGTTAATGAATTTGAGAAAATAGTTAGGCAAGAACCTGAATGGGGAGTTCCCTACCCAGCGTGCTTACGTCAATTGAACGATATGACGTATGGCATACGAAGAGGGGAGACTGTCTTGTTTACAGCTCAGGAAGGGGTAGGCAAGACGGAAGTCATGCATGCTATCGAACACCAGCTCTTGAAGGAGACAGACCATGCTCTTGCAGCCATCTACCTTGAAGAACCTAAGCAAAGACATCTACAAGCACTTGCTGGCCTTGAGCTCCGTCGACCCGCCCACCTACCTGACAGTGGTTGCACTAGCGATCAAATCGTCGCAGCACTTAAAGGTATTGTTACGTCGGACGAGAAACTGTATCTTTATTCTCACTTTGGGAGCGATGATCCAGAAGTACTTCTCGACACAATTAGATTTCTCGTTACTTCCTGCAATGTTCATTACGTTATTGTGGATCACATCACTATGGGCGTTAGCGGTCTTGCTGGAGAAGATGAGCGCCGAGCACTAGACTACCTTGCTACCCGTTTGGAAATGATGGTAAAGGAGTTGAACTATGCTTTACTTGTGGTCTCTCATGTTAACGATGAAGGCAAAACTAGAGGATCGCGATACATTGGTAAAGTTGCTGACATCCGTGTCGACCTCTCTCGCGATCTGCTTAATCCTGACCCTGTTACTCGTAACACGACACAGATAGTGGTTGCTAAGAACCGCTACTGTGGCAAAACAGGGCCTGCCGGGACTATCCTCTTCGATCCAGTAACATACACATATCAGGAGCCTGCAAATGACAACATCAACGGATATCTCGATAGTACGCAGTTTACATCACGCTCATCTGGTTGGGGTATCCCAGCTGGGGAAAAAGTGGCTGCTTGAAAACATTATAGACGCTGATGTTGAAGTCCTCTCCGTGAAGATTGCGGTTGAACACGCAGAAGACATGGAGAAGGAAATCAAGAACGCAGGATTATTAGTGGAGTTTAAATGATTGAACACTGGGAACAGCTGAAGTTCTGGCAGTCAGGTGAGTGGCAAGCAACTGAGGAGAAGTTAAATGCTCTACAAGACAGCGGAGTACGGCTTAGTCCGAAGAGAAAGGATCTATTTCGAGCTCTCGATCTCACACCTTTTAAAGAGGTCAAAGCAGTCATTGTTGGTCAGGATCCTTACCCTGATGCTCGCCATGCAAATGGCGTTGCTTTCTCTATCCCTATGGATTGCTTCCCATACCCTCCAAGCCTCCAGAATATCTTTTTTGAATACTCCGACGTCACCCAAGACCTGAAGTATCCGTATCCTAAGACCGGATGCTTAGAGCCTTGGTGTAAGCAAGGAGTGCTCTTGTGGAATGCTTACCCGAGCCTTCCACGCATCGAAGAACTTATGTATTTGACTGATGAAATACTTGTAGAGTTGAACCTTAGAGGTTCTGTTGTGTTTGTGTCTTTAGGTAATGTGGCTCAGGAATTTGTAGTGAGGAACAAGTGTAATAACGTTCTTCACTACTCTCACCCTTCCCCATTAGGGTACAAGAAGGGGTGGTCACCTTTCTTCGGAAGTCGTTTGTTTAGTACCATTAACGATAAGTTATGTGGTATGAACGTCGAACCTGTAAACTGGAGACTACCATGACTGAAGTATTCTCGACTGGCTTCATTCAGCTCCTCATCTTCTGTGGAGTTGTGACCATCTGTGCCTGCTTGGTGAAGAAGATCTCTGGGAGGTTCTAATGACCGATTCCCAGGGTGAACTCTTCACCAAGAAGATGGTCATCAAGTATAAGGAGAAGCAATCGTTAAGATCGGTAGCACACCGATTAGGGAAGATTGTTAGGATAATCCCTGACTCTCCCGTCAAGACGATCCTTCGAGAGATCCAAATCCTATTGGTGGACATCGTTACCGAAACTCGTGAACACCCGTCTGTTGGGAGCTCCCGGCAGACTGCGGCAAACGTTCGAGCGATTGTCGAGATGCGTAAGGAGAAGATGAAGTACAAAGCTATCGCCCACATCATGGGCATAGATCGGGCTACTGTCGCCAGAATATTGAAGCGAGAGGGACTAACCAAGACTATCAAGCAGGGGTAGTAGCGGGTACCCTAGAATAACGCACCAGTGAGCTTCCTAGGGCCTCTGAGAGGCATCCTAAAGGAGATGGACCATGAATGAAATTGGGTTTATGCCACGTCGAGAAGAGAAGTCTGACGGAAAGAAGGACTTCGGGTTCGGTGCTAACCAGCCTTCGAGGGAACACATCGAAGCTCGGATAGAGGTCCTGAACAAACTCAATAAGGCTGAGCGGTGTATGATCCAGCTCAGCGGAGAGGCTGTGGAGATCGATGCTAAGGTTCTTAAGGAAGCCTTGGACATGATCAGGGACTGTTACAAGGGTCTTCATGAAGTCATTAGGTCCATGAAGCAAGTACTGAATGAAATTCCTACCGTAGAATAATTATTTTAATAATGGAGAATAAGAATGAAATTGATTACCGATAACCTGGAAGGGGAGACAACAAACAATCTCCCTAATAAGCAACCTAAGTTCGCTGTACACGAGGGAGAGAAGCCCCCTCGTAACCCCAATTGGTTAGCAGACATGAACCACTTTGCTATCTTCCTTGGAAGGGATATTCCTAAGTATGTCCCCGGGCAACCTATGCCGGGGAAGACAATAGACTTAAGAGAATATCATGTCTTAAATAAAGGAGAGAAGGTAACTAAGCTTCGTATGCTTCTACCCGGTTCTCCTTCGATGGAGGTGTGGGTGGATACCTTAGCCTTCTCTTTAGGAATAGATTTAATAGAGGTACTTTATAATGGTGAATAATGTTATTGGTCCTATTGATAAGACCACCTGGAGGAACTTAATAGATATTAAGGGTTCCATTAAGTTTCTTAAGGAATATGTTGGATTAGATTTTTCAGAAGCTATCGATAAGGAGACAAAGGTCTATAAGGAGACAATCAAAACTCTTAAGGATCTTAAGGTAGCTTAAGGAACTAAAGGTTCCTTAAGGTTCCTTATGGTTCCTTAAGGAACCTTTCTTCATTAACTAACTAAGGGTCCTTTAGCTTATGTCCTTAAGTCCTTAAGGTCCATATGGAGGAGAATGGAATGAAGGGATTAGTAACGGGAGTACTCTTGCTAATTACCACACTCACAACAGGGGTTGCACATGCGGAAGTTAGTCGAGTTTATCCTGCTAATCATTCTGGCTGGCATACTGATGTACGACAGCATCATCGTGTATCAGTACAAAAAAGAAAGAGACAGCATGCCAGAAGGGTACATCGAACAAAACATGAGAGAGTTTCGAGGGCATCCCTCACCTCCTCCGATGGAGGAATTATTACCGTTCCGACGGCAGCTGGAATACCAATTCGGGTCGCATCCAAGCTGGCCGATCAGTTTAGAGGTTTCATTCAAGACTTAATCGATGAAGGTTACAAGCCTAAGCAGATTGGCTGCTGGGCTCCTGTAGGTACACACGTTTGGAATTCAAACCACTACCATGGAGGTGCATGTGACTTCGATCAAACAGGCTGGAACCGCACGGATCCAAAGATGTATCATGTCGGGGCACTTGCTTCGAAATGGGGACTTCGTGATGGATGTAGTTTTCGTCGACCGGACTGTGGACACATTGATGACGGCCTTAACATCGGGTGGAAACATCCGGGCAGTCTCATCGCAAGGTACATTGATTATCTCACAACCCCGATCAAGAATGAAGCACCTAAAAGCTCTCCTCAACAGTTTGAAGAATAGCTTACTTCCTCCTGACGGAGGGGCTTGTTGATCGAGAGAGACACGAAACATACCCAGCTGTATCGTGTCGTTTATCCTGATGGGGAAATTTCCGATCTGTTGAATTTGAGTCGAGCGAAAGAACTCGAACGGTTTGTCTATAACCCCAAGACCCAAGGAGACAACCATGGGCGACTTCAAGAAGTTCGAAAAGCTGAAGGAAGAGCTGGAAATGCGCCGGGGAAAGAACGAGGAGAAGATCGATCTTCTTCCCGTCGCTCCCGACAACGGCGTTGATACCTCCGAGGCTGTGGAAGCGGTGAAGGAAGCTCTGTCTTCCTTCGTCAACAAGCAGCAGGTGGTTAACATCGTTCGTAATGAGCTGATGTCTAATCCTGGAATGAAGAACGTCACCTTGTTGCGAGAGGGTGTTCCAGAGAAGCTTCCTGAAGAACTTCGTCACTACCTGTTCCCTGAAATCCTCACCACCGTTAACTTGGGTATCCCTGCTGCGTTGATTGGTCCAGCGGGTTCGGGCAAGTCCACCGTGAGCGAGCAGATTGCGAAAGCGTTGAAGCTTCGCTTCTTCCTCCAGAATGGTGTAACTGGCACGCATGAGCTGACTGGTTACATGGATGCCCACGGCCGTTACAACACCACTCCGTTCCGAGATGCTTTCGAGAACGGTGGGTTGATTATGGTGGATGAGGTTGATACTTCGGAAGCTGGTGCCCTGAAGTGGCTGAACACCGCTTTGGCCAATGGGCATGCTGGGTTCCCCGACCGTGCTGAGCCTGTTCGTCGGCACGACAGCTTCCGGATTATCATTGCCGCTAACACTTGGGGTTCTGGTGCGGACCGTCTGTATGTTGGTGCGAACCAACTGGATGCGTCGACACTGGATCGCTTCGTGTTCTTCGACTTCCAGTATGACGAGAAGCTGGAGATGCTGGTCTCCGGTAATGTGAACTGGACTGAGCGAGTGCAGCTCCTTCGGAAGAATGCCTTTGAAGTCCATGCGCGTATCGTCATCTCCCCTCGTGCTTCCATCAACGGTGCCAAGCTGATTAAGGCTGGGTGGTCGTGGAATGAAGTGGAGGAGCGAGTGATCTGGAAGGGAATTGATCTTGAGCTGAAGGACCGGATCCTCAATCCGAGGAAGAAGGCCGACAACGACAACGATGTCCCCAAGCAGAAAAAGCGAGCATAGACATGAAGCAGACAAAGACGGTAGGGAATGCACAGCATCTCGAAAGTCTTTTCCCCTCCCCTGAGGAGGGGGTTAAAACATTTTCATCTTTCTGGTCCTCCCCTGAGAAGTTTGCTGATCAGGTAGAGAAGATGGACAGGAGCAAGGCTTGGAGTGACTCCGCTTGGGATACCGACTCTGGAGATTGGTATGGCACCAAGAGCTTGCAAGAAGCTATTGATCTTGTCCACAAGGGGTGGAAGGAAGGCGTTGACAAAGTAGAACGTCTTCGTGGAGCAATTGTAGCTCAAACACCCATGCAGCTGAAGCCTGCTAAGTTCGGAATAGTAGGCTCAGTCCCTAGTGTCCCTAGGGCTGTGTCTGGAAATCCGTTGAATATGAAGACAGTCGACCCGAAGAAATCGAGCAAGAGACCTATCATAACGCTGATTTCGGACATGTCTGCGAACTGCTCACACAGTTCTGCAGAGTTCGTCAATCGAGCTGCAGTGGTTGCAGCGCTGATTGATCAGATCGAAGCTGCAGGATATTCGTGCGAAGTGATCGCCACAGCGTATGGACAGTGCGGTAATTTCCGTATTAAGTCCCATGTTGTGGTGAAAGACAGCAATCAGCCGGTAGATGTCGCTAGGCTTGCCTTTGGTATTGGGCATCCTGGTATGTTCCGTAGGCTCATCTTTGCAGAATGGGGACACGATCATTTCAACGAAGACCTTGGATACGGCTTAGGGTACAATCATAGGATTGTTATCGGCTCTGAGGAGCAAATAAAGCTTGCGGAGAAACACATGTATGTGTTACCATCTATTAACTCTAATAGGTTCTTCGCTACTGAAGAGTCGGCGGAGACTAAAGGTCTCACATTCATCTTGCAATCTTTGAGAGCACAGAAGTTTCCTTGCTTTACTTATAAGGGTCTTCCTGAGGAAGACATACCAGGTACTTCGGATGATTAGAATGGAGGTAAATGAGAGTAGTAATAGACATTGAGGCTAATGGATTAAAGCCTACTAAGATTTGGTGCATTGTCTGTAAAGACATCGACACTGGTGAGTATCATATTTTTAGAGAAGGTGATTATGCGAATAAGTTTGTTGAGTTTAGTAAAAAGGTCACTACGTGGATTGGACATAACATTCTCGATTATGATCTTGCTGCTATTAAGTCCATTCTTCTACTTGATCTTCCTGGTGAGAGAATTGATACCCTTATCGTTTCAAAGCTGGTTGATTATTCCCGCAAGGGTGGTCATAGCCTCGAACAATACGGAGAAGAGTTCGGTCTAGCGAAGGGTAACTTCAACGATTGGTCCAAGTGGTCCCAAGAGATGGAGGAGTACTGTGTCAGAGATGTGGACATTACCCATAAAGTATATCTTCGTTATCTTGATATTATCAATGATCGTAAGTGGGCTAAGGCTATTAGTCTCGAACATAGGTTTCAACTTATTGTCAGCGATCTACATGATCATGGCTTTGCTTTTAATACTGTTAAGGCTACTAATCTTTTAAAGAAGATCGAGGGAGAGCTCCATGCTGTTGACGCGAAGATCCTTACCGACTTCCCCGGAAGACTCAGACCAATTAAAGAAATTACTCCTAGACTTACCAAGTATGGTACTCTCAATAAGAGTGACTTCAGATGGGTTCGAGATGGAGATCTCTCACAATACTCTGAGGGAGCCACGTTCACTAGATGTGTTTACGTACCCTTCAACCCATCGAGCCATAAGCAGATTATTGATATTCTCCGCGAGGCAAATTGGTCTCCTACAGAAAAGACCAAGACGTACATACAAAAGGAACGCGACGCCGCCCGTGGAGAAGTAGACGAGAAGGCGTTAGAACATTTAAAGATTTATGGTTGGAAGATTAACGAAACCAACCTGCAGACCTTACCGCCAAAGGCTCCCGCACCTGCTAGGACCTTGGCGCAAAGGATCCTTCTTGAGTCCAGGCGTAGAACTCTGGTTGAGTGGCTAGCTCTTGTCCAGCCCGATGGCAGGATACACGGAGAGTTCTATGCAATCGGAGCCTGGACTCATAGGATGGCTCACCAGAAACCCAACACCGCTAACATCCCTAATGAGTTTGCAATCAATGGCTCAGTGAAACTCTATGGGAAAGAATTGAGGCAACTATGGCAGGCACCCAAGAATAGGCTACTTGTCGGTGTAGACGCAGAGGGAATTCAACTTCGTGTGTTCGCTCACTACATTGACGATAAGGAATTTACCGAAGCTCTGGTTAAGGGGACTAAAAATGATCGAACTGATCCACATTCTCTCAACCAAAGAATTCTTGGAAGTGCTTGTAAGAGTAGGTCGGCAGCTAAACGCTTCATCTTCGCTCTACTTCTTGGAGCAGGAGTTGGCAAGCTGGGAGAGATCTTGGAATGTTCCAAGGAGGCCGCTCAAGATGCACTTGACCGTCTCATGGAGAGATACCAAGGGTTCACTGAACTCAAGAAGAGCATCATTCCCGCTGACGCTAAAAGAGGATGGTTTCTGGGGCTGGACGGAAGACAGGTGGTTATTCCCGATGAGACAGTTGGTGGACGTAGACACCTCGCTATGTCTGGTTATCTCCAGAACGGAGAAGCGGTTATAATTAAGACCGCTGCTGTTAAGTTCTATCCAGAGCTTAAGAAGCTGGATAGTTTCTTAGTTGATATTATCCACGATGAATACCAAACAGAGACTCCCAATAACATGGCTATTGCATTGCAGGTTGCTGAGATCAAAGCTAAAGCAATTGCTTACGCAGGTGAGCATTTGAAATTGAAGTGTCCTCTATCTGGGAGTTATTGGGATGAAGACCATCATAAAGATTACACCATCGGTAAAAACTGGTGGCAAACGCATTAAGGAGAAGAAAATGGCATTGTATGAAGTTGATTTCACAGCTATTGAACCGATTGTCGGTTTGGTTGAAATAAGCGCAGATCCTGAAACTGTTAGAGAAGAAGCTTTGTTTCACATTGTAGCGTCTTATCCTGAATACGAAGATATTGAGATTATAGAAGTTAGAAAGGTTGAAGATAATTAATGGCTACCGAATATATTTTATTCACTGGCAAGGGTAAGTGGGTTAAGACCAACCAACTTAACCAATATGGAAAATGGTCCTTAAATCTTTACATGGATAGTGAAAACGTTGATCGTTTCAAAGCCATGAAGGTTAAGAACCACTTAAAGAAGGATGAAGAAGGATACTATGTACAATTCAGTCGAAATCCTGATCGAAAGGTTGGAGGTAAGACAATCGCAATGCCCCCTCCAATTGTTTTGGATAAGGACAATGTCCCAACCCTCGTTGCTATTGGAAATGGAAGTGACCTTACTGTAAAGATTGAACGGTATGGTTACAAGAACCCTCAGACCAAAGCTGAGGAATATGCGTGCAGGATCCACGCTGTACGGATTGATAACTTAGTTCCTTATGGCGACAACAGTCGTACAGAAGGGGAGATTAAGGATGTCCAAGATTTTAAAGACAAGCCGATCTCCTTTGACTAGGGAAGAAAGGGACCAGAGGTATGCTGAGGAAGTAATTAAAGCTTTCCTACCTAAGGCCCCTAACGATAAGATAGTTAAACATTGGATTTATAAGGTCCCTGGTTCGTTTGATTAGCGAGTAGTCCAAAAACGTAGAGACCTCGGGTCGCGGAGGCGGTTGGCTGTGGACCAGCTTGCCTCTGGACGATGGCCCCTATTAGAGCAGACATTCGGTCCCTCTATACCCACCGGGCAGATATGGGAAGTTGCGTACCCATCTCGCAAACAGTGGTCCTCTGGTCCAATAGAGGATCATCGGGCAACGGTACTCAGCCGTCCTCGCAAAGCTAGCAGCTAAACCGCCCAAATCTCGGGACATGATTGCCTGGGAGAGCACGGCTCTTAAACCGTTTTGGCGGGTGAGAAGTAGAAACGGTAAAATGCCATCGACATACCTCCGGTGACAGACGTGATCAGTCCGTCTACTCTAGGAAGTGCCGTCCAAGTTTAAGGTCAACGCATTCCAGCAGGTTGGGTAGACAAAGGTAAGAGGACACGTCAGGTGAATGCCACACCAACATCCTCGTTGTCTGATGGATAGCAACCGCAACCAGATGTATCGCCTCTCTAGGTAAACCACGTAGCTACGGTCCCTGGATGGAGGCGTAGAGATCAGTCTCCGGTCCCTCAGGCTATCAGCTGATAACTCGACAGTCCCGTTGAAGCTTGCTCCGGCAGCTGCTGTGTCGCTCATTGCCTCAAACCCAGTAGCACCAGATGGGTGTGAAAGTACGAGCTGGGCTCCCCGTCTCAATATGTGTCCCTCGAATAGCTGACAAGGTGGCAGAGAGGTCTTATGCCCCAACAACTGTTGGCCCCGAGGGGGTTCGACTCCCCCTTCGCAAAGCGCGGAGTTAGGCAAGTAGGCAGCCAAGGCGCCCCAATGCCCGTCGTTGCATGGCAAGACCACACCCGAATGCTATGGGGAGTGCAATCCCCTACACGCTGTGACGATCGAGTCAGCCCTTGTCTCATGGCGAAAGAGAGTTTTAGGACACGAGACCCCGTGACTATGCTGATTTGCTCAATGGCCTCCTCCCTTGAAGAGCAGGGCTATAGACGTATGGATCAGACATCATTTCGTCGTCTGTACGGTTCAGAACCCCCGTTTCACCACATCTAAAGCCGTGCCTCGAATGTTCTCAAGGCAATGGTTATGGCAGAAGTACCCTTATGGACCTTAGTACTCGACGTCCGCTTGATCCCGTCTAACGACGATGACTCAGCCGATTGATGCGCTGACAAGCAGGCTCCCTCACCAGAGGTAAGCTACGGACCTAGGAACTCTCCACACAATAAGGCCTTCACATTGTGATGTTGGTGTAGATCCCTCGAACAGAAAAGTGGAGGTGCACTCATGTTCTTCCTCAAGAGCTGCTCCGGTCCCAATCAGTATATCCACCCGGAGTGGGAGCGTCCACCTTAAGTTTTAGGGGCTGTCACCATGACAAACGGGAGGCCCATCAGGCAATAGATGCAAACCTCCCAGCCCCGCCAATATAGGAGATTAAATGAGAGTCAAAGACTTAATCAAAGCTTTACAAGCCCACGATCCAGAACAAAGAATTGTTGTTGATGGATACGAGGGTGGTTTCAACGATATAGAAGATTTGGAAGTAACAAAGATTAAACCAAACCCAAGTGCCGCTTGGTACGATGGGCAATACGATTATGTTCGTGAAGATGAACCTGGAGAAACTGTTGTTTATATTCCTCGTTAATCAATAAGAAAGGAGGCAACCCATGTGGATTGTAACTCCCGCCACACAGGCTCCCCAACAGGGAATGCCCCAAGTTGGAGGAGGGATTACTTTCAGTTCCCTTAAGGAGCTGAAACAATTCATGAAGGGACTCGATAGTAAGAAGGACGACAAGAAGAAAGAAGAAGAAGAAAAGAAAAAGAAGGAAGGAGACAAGAAAGGCACGGACTGGAAAGCAGTGTTCCAATCTATGTTTTGGCTCACCCTTTTGTTCCCGTTCGTTGGGCCTGCTTACTACTTCGCGGTACTAGGATCGTGGGAATTATTAAGGATGGGTATGTCTGCAATGCTCAAATGATCCATACTTTAATTCCCGACATTCAAAAGCTTGTGACCAGAAAGGATGGATGGTTCGATGAACAGTTGGCTCGTTCTCTCAGCGAGGATATATCGAGTCGCTTATCACGGAGCTTCAACGGAGATGCCCGCCGGCCTGCACTTCGGCTGTCTCAAATGGGTAATCGATGTCCAAAGGCTCTCTGGCTCTCGATCCACCATCCGGAACTGGCACAAGCTTTACCGCCGTGGGCGGAGGTTAAATTCTCGTTTGGTCACATTCTCGAAGCAGAAGCCGTAGCATTCTGCAAAGCTGCCGGACACAAGGTAGAAGGAGAACAACATGAAGTGGTTCTTGACGGAGTTAAGGGTCACCTGGATGCTATTGTTGATGGCGTTGTTGTTGATTTCAAATCTTGTAGCCAGCGTAATTTTGAGAAGCTCAAGAAAGGGACTCTTAGATCGCAAGACGATTTTGGGTATCTGGATCAGCTGGACGGTTATGTGGTGGCTACTCTTCAAGACCCACGTGTCACTGTGAAGGACCGAGGATATATATTTGGTATTGACAAAACATTAGGACATATGGTATTGTATGAACATATTATTCGACCAGACAACATTAGAGAACGAATTAGAAAGTACAAAGAGATTGTTGCACGAACTAGCCCGCCAAGTTGCGAATGCCAAACGAGACCCCGAGGGGAATCTGGTAATATCGAACTCGGCACGGTGGCTAGCTATAACGTCTTTAAATATCAGTGCTTTCCAGGACTACGGACCTTCCTTTACGCTAGTGGTCCCGTCTACCTCACCCACGTCGCAAGAAAGCCAGACGTAATTGAAATTAATCAATACGGAAAGGTTGTTTATCAATGAAGTACGAAGGTTCGAGAAACTATGTTTCAGAACATGTATACGATCATATTTGGGACAGTGAACCAGGAACAACTATTACAGTTAAAATCTTAGAAGATAAGTGTATTGTCGAAACCGAGAAACAAATTCGAGACAAGGATATACAAGCAACTTAGGCAATCGAGAGTTTCTTTTGATTACGAGTCTGAACGTATCCCTTACATAATTGCATCCCATTACATACCTGACTTTATTGTTCATACCCCTCTGGGGAAAATCTATATTGAATGTAAGGGATACTTAAGACCAGAAGATAAGCGAAAGCTAGTCGCAGTTAAAAAGTTAAACCCACACATGGATCTGCGTATCCTGTTCTACAGTGCAAACAAGAAAAACCTAACATGGGCTGACAGACAAGGTTTCAAATACGCAATAGACACCATACCAAAGGAGTGGCTTCATGGACTTTCTTAAAGGCGTCGGAGAGGTACTGGCGGAGATCGCAGGGCTTGCCCTAGTAGTAGCAGCGTTCTTCCTGTTCATGTGGTTCCTCAACTTCATATCGAAGATACCTGGGCTGTATTAGAAAGGAATTATTATAATGGATATGAGAGAAGTGGCCGTAGCAGCTAAGTTATTCTTTACAATTGTAGCGTGCGTAGTAGGAACTATTATTCTAACATTGTTTGGTGTTGGCTTCGTCCAAGGTTTCGTAGAGGCTTTCACACGTTAGTGTTATGTCTAAGACTAAGAGACCTACCAATAAGTTAGAAAGATTAGTTAGTGAGAAACAGAAGACCGCCAGTGTCACAAAGACCCGTGAAGTTTGGCGAAGGCTTCGAAAAGAAGCAATCAAAGAACAGGAGACTTCCGATGAGCTCAAAGCGTACTCGGGAAATACAAGTCTCCCGGAGCAGCATTGAAGCAGCTTACGAAACATGGCTTCGGCAGATTAAAGAAATCAAAGATAACGAGGACATCGTTGAGTTACAGATTGGACCAATGAACCAAGAGTTGGTCAATGTTGTATATAAGGTCAAACCTAAAGAATTAGACACGGAGGTTATTTTACACGGGGATGGCAAAAGAAAGAGATTATCGCAAGGAGTATGATGACTACCATGCGAAACCAGAGCAGAAGAAACGAAGGGCACAACGCAATAAAGCTCGCCGTAAGGCACAGAGCGATGGACGTGTACATAAGGGTGATCGAAAGGAGGTCGACCACACAGGAAGCCACCGAACAGGGTCACTGGCTAATGTTCCAACTCGCGTTACAAGTCGCGCAGCGAATAGGCGTCGACAACCTAAGCGTTCTTAAGCATATTCATTTTTGAGCTTCGTACGTCGTAGGGTCTCCTCTACGAAGTGGGTTTGATCAAGGGCCCTACGACAATTAAACAATAGAAAGGTTTATTAATTATGAATGAGATTACCAATGACGAGCAAGTTAGAGAAGATCAGCTTCCTCAGAAGGATGTGGGAGGCTATCCGACCGCAGTTCCGAGCACAGCAGAACCGAGCGAAGCACAAGAGGAACCGCTCGTCCAAGTAGTTATTTAATACCGTTATAACACAGATCGAGGTGAGTGCTTAAGGAATAGGTTCCCACTCTAACTCGGCAAACTGAGCTGGTATCTCTTGCTGTATACCAGACAAACTTAAACCCCCTGAAGCTGTTGCCTTCAGGGGGTTTTTTATTGTCTAAATTCCGAGTTGGTTAATTTTTACTCTTGTTCGTATATATCTTGCTGCGGGATTTGAATCTCATAGCCTCCGGGAAGCATGTCCCCAGTCCTAGACCAACCTCTAGGAGATCTGATTGTTTTATATTTGTCTTCTACCCTGCTCAAGTCTACTAGGCTTCTTTTGATCTTTTGTTTGGTATCGTTTACTCCTCTAGCTCCAGATATTCTATAGCCAGAGATAGTCTTAGCATTCGGGTATTCTTTTCTAATCTGTTCCAAGAGACTCTTCGTCAACTCGGGATTAGTCATGAACATCCCTTGGTTGTCTCTGTTCCCGTAGTTCTCAACCATGTTCACATGAAGATCATCTCCACGTACACTTAGATTGATATAGCCTCTGGACTTACCTTCTTCATCAATGAAGTTCCAATACTTAGAAGACGTAGATGGAAAACGAGGATCGTGTGTAAGCTTTATGGATTTAGGAGGAGGAGCATTGGTAGCCGCTACTTTAACTTTGCTAGCGGTCCTCTCTAACTCCTGTCTAACCATTTCTCTAAGCTGAGCTTGAGGACTAGTGGCTTGATTGGTTTGTTGATATCGTTCGTTAGCTGTTTGAAGAGCAGATCGAATGTCTTCTAGATCATTATTAGGACGCGGAGTCTGTTGAGCTTGTTCTAAGAATGTTTGCGGAGGGCCTTGCTCCCTAGAGGTAGCTCCAGCTCTTCTTCCTGCATCTTGTATAGCCTGTCTCCATCTTTCGTCTCTTGCTGCTTCAGCATCAGCAGCTCTACCTCCTGGAATCGGAGGGACTATCTCATGGACGAAGTTGTCAGGAGCTCTACGGAAGTGACGCATAGCTCTTTGGAAAGCTTCTATAGTCGCCTCTGTGATGGTTCTAGATCCATCTGCAGATGCCAATTGGACACCTAATTCAGATTCATCTAGGCCATGACGTGTGGTGTGAGCGTCCGGATGTCGGTCCCTATCACTGGGTTCAGAGGCTATCTTCGAAGCATCACGCCAATGTTGTTTATAATCTTCGAGACCATCCTTACCAAATTCTGCTTCTACAGCAGCTGATTCCCTGGCAGTAGACCAGTCGTGTGCTTTGTGGTAGGCATCCTGAGAACTATAACCAATCTTTACCAGATGGTTCATGTATTCGTTCTCATAGGCTTCGTGTTGCCACAGATGCTTCTCATACTCAGGCTTCGGTGGAATACGATGATCTATGGCCATCCCATACATCTGGCCGTTGTCATCAGTCAATGCTGAGGCTACAAGAGGTACGTGATGCTCTCTGTCTATTTGACTTGTAGGAACCTTCTCCAGTATACCGCCTTTATCTTTTAGATCTCTGAATGGTTCACTAAAGGTAGACGTTCCACCTAAGTCTCCTGGATGGTTATAAAATCCTTGGTCCGTATCTTTGCCAGGAGGGTCTGTCAGAGGTCTGTCTAATCCGTCCCTAGTCTCCTTACCAGAATGGTAATCCTGAGGATTGTACTTAGAGCCGATCATCCATCCTTCTAAACTGTCGTGTTGCTCTCCAGAGCTAGTTCCGAAAGCCATTAGTTCTCCGTATGTACTGGATTACCGTGAGCTATTTCAATAGCTTTGACCATCTTATTGGCTACGTCTGTATTCAGACCAGAGCTAGTGAGAAGCCTATAAAGGTATATGTCTGTGCTCTGCTCTCCACTCTTCTCATAGATATGATTCATAGAGTATAGACCAGAGTTAACTCTCTGAAGTAAACGAGCAAGATAAGGAGGAGGAGTTCCTTTAGGGTTACTTCCCTTAGCAGCGAACTTATGATCTTTAGGATCATACCCAATCTCTACACCGCTGGCATCTATCTTAGCGGTATTCATATCTTGGATCTCATTCCGAAGAAGAGTACCAAACTCATGCTCGCCCCACATCTGAGTGTTAGCGAAGAGTTCTGGTTTGTTAGTATCCTTAGCCAGCTTCCAGATATGATCTATGTTCTGATGAGACAGCAAAGTATTGAACACATGGTACTGTCCAGAGATGGGAACACCTTTGTCACTAACGCCATCCTTATTGAATAGCTGGATGACTCCGTGGTTGTCTGCACCAAAGACTCTGTTGACTACGTTTTCTTTAGTCTGATCGTCTACTGATTTACCCAACATAGCTGGAACCATGTCTACTAACTGAGAGTAGAACTTAGCTCCCTCTTGTCCTGAGATGCCTTTGACTTTAGCAGTCTCTACCATCTTCTTGAAGGTATCCATCGTGCCAGTCTGAATGTCTGGCTGACTTACCAGCTTCTGAGCAGCTTGCATGAACTCTGATTTCTGATCGAGATTTCTTAATGAGTCGAAAGCTTGCTGATTCTGTTGGTAGAAGATTGCAAATGCTTCGGGACCCATAGTATCTTTAATAGCTTTAAGAGTTCTGGTAATAGCTCCTAACTTAGGATCATTCTGTAAACCACGTTCTCCCGACGCAGCAGCAGCTTTAACCTGTCTGGCAGCTAGGGTAGCAATGTCCATGTCTTTCCCAGACTTCAAGACACCAATCCAACCATCCAGTTCATCACTTAAGTTCTTTAAGACTTTCTCTTGGCTATCGCCTAGTCTGGAGCTTAAGGACTTGCTCTGTCCGTTTGCAGTCTCTGCCCATCCCTTACGGATGTCTGTCATTATCTTTTGTTTGAATCCGTTGAGATTGACAGCCAAACGTTCTGCTTCTTCACCAGAAGGCATAGGTATACGTCCTGAAGTAACTCCATCCATATAGTCTCTGAGTTTCTCAGGATGATTAAGATCTGAGCCTACAAGGAAACCATCCATAGCTTTGTCTAGTTTGGCATACCCATCTTGAGAGGCTACGCTCTCCGCGTTACGCTTCTGTTCTTCGAAGGTGCCTTTGTTCTCTTCAAGACTCCACATGTTCTGCTCATGACGATACTTCATCTGACCGCCTGTAGCTAAGGCCTTGTAGATGTCATCGTCAGTGACACGACCATCACCCTTCTTCCATTCAGCGAATAGAGAGTAGTCGATGGTTCCTGCCTTCAATCCTTCTACAGCTTGAGTCTCTAATCTGTTACGAGCTGCTTTACCAGCCTCAACAAAACTATTGATATCTCCCAGCAGAGAACGGACGTATTGATTAGCAGGATGGACTCCAGTGATCCTAGAGATCTCCTGATCTATTAGTTCTCGTTTACCTGGATACTTGTTCCTAAGTCTGGTAGCTGTATCGATAAGGTCTCGATAGTGAGCAGTCTCCGGTATCTTACCGTTGGCTCTAGCAGTTTCTTTTATATCTAGATCTCTTCCGAGATTCTTAAGATCTCCTGGAAGGGATCCATACTGTTGAGCTGTCTGAGAAGTTAAGCTAGTGCTGTTAGGATCAAGACCGCTACCATGCAGTTGATCGTAAGCATTCTGTAGACTGTCCTGATATTCTTTCTCAATAGGGTCTACGGTAGCTCTGGTATCGTTTCGAGCTATCTGTGTGTAAGCTTCGTCAGCTAGTTTACCACCAGACTCCAATGCCTGCCCTACTCCCTTGAGCATAATCTCTTTAGACTTGTCAGGAGTTAAAGGAGAGATCTCCCGAGAAAGAAACGGGAAGTGCATCGAAGGAAGATCAGTTCCTGACGCTGGTTGTACGGGAGGATTAAATTCAGCCATTATTGTTGTCCTTGTTTCATCTTAAGTATTTCTGACCATGCGTCTATCCCAGACTTACGCATACTGTCTGGTCTGTCTCTCCCCAAGTAATATTCTAAATCAACTTTATCTTTTAACGTTTCTTCTAAGCCTTTGTAGATGCGAGTCATTACCGTATTACGTTGTTGTTCAGGTATGCCTTGCATATAGACCTTAGCGTTCATGTGATGAACCTTAGCCTCATTCCAGTTCTTAGCAGCAACAGCTTGAAACTCCATCTCTACTTCATTGGAGATGTGCTTAGTAGCTTGCAGTTCCATCTCTCTCCAATTGTGGATCTCCTGAGACTTAGCGTATATGTCTGCAGTATCCTGCGTGGAGACACCAAAGAAGTTAGCTATGAGTGCGTTGGTGGCTGAGGTGTTGTTGAGGTAGGCCATGTTCCTGGATAACCACCTGCCTGTAACGACACCCATGTATGCGCGCCAAGCGTAGTTAACCGAAGAGATTTCTTTGACCACCCCGACAAAATGCTGCGGGGTAAGTCTGAAGCGTTCATCATCATTGTTTAATAACGTATCTGCCCATTGGATAAACGGAGTGAGAGCTTCTCCAGTGTTCTGTACACCATGCAGAGCAGCACCTCCCCACAGGTCATACCAAGTAGGGTTCTCATTAAAGATCTTGTCTGCAAAGTCTAAGTCTTTAGCACCGAAGGACTCTCCGATGTTGTAGACATTTCCAGTGCCCTTATAAAGAGCAGTAGCAACCATCCCTTCCATGATTAAGGTAGAAGTAATGTTCTGTCCTGGAATATAAGGCTGTCCAGTAAACGGATCATTTCCTTGCATAAGGCCACGAACAGCTTTACTCAGTCCGATTATTCCGCCTGCTGCTGGCAGACCGTAGAATGCAGAGTAGCCAAAGAACAGTCTAATCTTTTCAGGGACCGTCAATCTCTTGCCTACTAACAGTTCTAACACACGTTGATTAAACGAAGTGAACTGAGATCCGAAGGATGTAAATCCCTTCTGGATGGCAGAGCTAGAGGCTCTAGTCATATTATGGGCTAAGTCGTCTGCTCTATTGAGAATACGATTGAAGTCTTCTCTACCTGGAGCGCCTACAGGTTTGATACCTGTCTTAGCCGTCCAACGAGAACCTGTTATCGTTCTTCCCAGTTTACCATTACGCCACTCAGCTGCAGCCATGTACCAAGATATGGTTTTGACTGTAGTAACACCCCCTCTGAATGGAGCAGTTCCTGCATGAAGGAAAGATTGACCCTTACTGGTGATTGCCTGAGAAGACATCAAACTATCTTTGAAAGCGTGCTGTCCTTCTTCAATCTTAAGGAAGCCAGAGTTGTGGAGTCCTTGACGGAAGGCTATCCAATCTCCTGGTTTAAATAAGCCACTCTTAGAGGCAAGCATATCATAGTGCGCTAATACATTAGGGTGCGCGTTTATGGCTCCGAAGCCATGAAACATCGCTCCTAAGGATCCATGCGGAGCATGGATTGGGTCGATGAGCATAGCGTTGATGCCAGTCACAGCATGAAGGAAGAACTGACGAGGAGCGAAGAAACCCATCTTGGCAGAGTACAGAATGTTTCGGAGAACTACAGGACCACTGGTAAGTTTACCAATCATCCAAGTAGGAACTCTTTCCTGAGCTGCTTGGCCAACCTTACGGTAGATACTATCGGTAACATCTCTTTCAATGTTACGCATAATACCGTCTACCCAGTTGGGGTTGCCGAGGAACATCTGTATCTTCATCTTGTCCCCAGTCATTAGAGCCCACAGCTTAGCATTAGAAGTTTGGAAACCTTTCTTCCATTCTAAGTTGTTCCAGTAATGGAATGGAGAATGTTGAATGGCATCCAAAGGATCCTTCATGAAGTTAGCTGCACCAACCATCTGACCAGTAGCAGGGTCTAGATAGTTCTTAGCGAACAGCCAGTGCTCTATGGCTTGGATCTTATAATCATCCAGCTGTAGGGTACGCATAATTCTACTGAGACCTCTATGCAGCATAGGCATAGGATCAATGAGGTTAGCAGGGTCGAGGTGGTACATAGGGTTCATTGCTGTTCCCCTGTTGGCTACCTCGTGCATCTCATAGGCATCTCTTTGTCCAGTGAACTCGACAATAGACTGTCTAGCTAGATTGCCAGATGTAGTACCGTCTCTGAACTTAGTCTTTACTTTACCATTAAGGATCTTAGTGTAACGAGACTCTAAAGCTTCCTTACCTAAGTCCATTATGTTCTGACCCTTCTGCATGTCTACGACATGGAAAGGTTCATCCTTACTCCAACGAGGTGGAACCTTCTCGTGAGTAACAGGATGTATCTTTTCTTTATAGTCTGCGTGAAGATCTTCTGCAGGAATGTGAAGATGATCTCTAGCGTATTGAAGAGCCTCTTCTTCTTTACCTTCTCGCATCAAAGCTTGATGGATGTTCATCTTGTTCGCAAACTCTTGCCCTAAGGCATGGTTGCCAACGAAGTAAGCAAGCTTGTCTCCCTCGTAGTGCCAAGTGTTAGTCACAGGATCAAACTGCATGTTCGCTTGCTTAATAGCAAACTGGTAGTCAGGGACTAAGTGTCCTCCGAACCTACGGGGTATTTGAGTAGACAAGTCTAGAGGTCTAGTCTCTGCTCTACGAGCGAAGACATACCTAACCTTAGCGTTACCTACGGAGATATCTTTGTTAAGACGTCCACGTACTCTGAAGTTAAGGTTCCTGAAAGGACGTTCTTCGGTATTGTATATTTCGAATACCTGTCCCTTACCTTCCTTCAAATCTTGTTCTGCTTCAGCTCTCAGAGCTGCAGGCATAGCATTGCCTGCGTGCATCCTAGTGTGATCAGGATCTCTCTTAAGGAAGAGTACGGTGTCCTCCCCGTGAGGCAGTTCTGTAAGCCTCTTGCCTTCAAAGGCAGGAAGTTTGATAGGACCGTCTTTCCCTTCTAGGATCACCGTATGCGATTGAATACCAATACGTTGCTTGTTACGGACTAAAGACATAGTCCGGAACCAACGATCAGCTTCTACCAATCGTTTGAATTCAAAGTATGCAGCAGCTTCGTGTTCAGTAGGAAGTCTGTCGAAGTGTGTGTTGTAATGATCTTCTAATTGGCCAACACCATCAAAGAACCATCCCTTGTCTCCTGTCGAAGGATCACGCATGTCTTGAGCATGTCGAAGGACTTGTTCAAACTGCCTCCAGGCTTTCCTTCCTGTAAAGGCTGCCTTCCAGCTAGAAGCTGGGGCAAGGTTCCTGATGTTCCGAGTATTATCTCGGATCATGTTGAAGTAGTTCGATGGAGCGAAGGTAGCAATCTTACGGGCAATCTGTTGGTCTGCTGATTGCGTTTCGTCTGGAGATCTAATTAACCAACCGACTACTGCGTCAATGTAACCACCAGTCCAATCTAATGGAGTCGTTGCATTCTTAGTAGTACCTAAGAAAGAACGCATGGTAGGAGACGTCTCATCAATAGGGACGAGGTCAGTGATGTAGTAACCATGTCCTGACTTCCCTAATTCCCTGATGTGTTTAATCTCTGCGCCTGCTAAGTAGGATTCTTCTGTACCAGGACGGATGGCAGTAAAGCCTCCGACCTTTCTACGGATGGTAACATCCTTACGAATCTTCTCAGCTAAAGCTATATCCTTAGACCTAGCCCAGTTCTTGGCTTCACCAATACTGGCGAAGTATTCTGCAGTATTTCTACCGAAGATGCGCGCAGCGAACCAGCTGGCTCCGAATGGATCCCAGACAGGTCCTTTAACATTCATAAAGCTGTTGGCAGTTGCAGGGTAAGCGTTCTTGATCTCCTCAGCCATCTTGTCGAAGTGCATCTTCGAAGCTGTGAGTTCAGGAACTCTATTCATCCTAGCGGTTTCTTCAACCTGCTCAAGAAGACCACCTTCTAACTTAGCAGACTCCTCATCCATACGATTTATGAAGTCTGTACCTAAGTTGCCAGGGTCTCCCCTCATAGCCTTCTGATCGTTACGGAAGATCGTAGGCATAGACTCCCTTGCTCTTTGCATAGGGTCTATGGTGCCTTTGGTATCTGCTACAAAGTTCTCAGCAGCTTGCTGCACGGCAGCAGTTCTAAGGTCTCCTTGTCCTACAGCCACAGCTACAGGTGGAGATACATGGGGAACTAATTCAGACGAACGTACGATGTCCTCTGTGGCTTGGCGGGCCCTTCCAAACATCAGACGCCTAGCACCTTTTACTCCTTGTACCCCAAGAGCTCCAACGTCTGCCAAGCCTAGACCTGAGAAGATATTGTCCATTGTCTCTGCGTCTGTAGACTGGCCAGTAGCATAGTGAGCTACCATTAGAGCTAAGGAAGGATTGGTCTCAAGCAGATGTTGGAATATAGGTTCGAACTTAGCCTTAGCCTCATCAAGAGGAAGACCTAAGATCTCATCTACTTCTTTCTTCAGGGCAGTGCCTAAGAAGTTAAGAGTCCAGCCATTGTCATCAGACAAACCACGAAGCTTCATTTCGTTGTACGGCTGAAACAGTTGTTTCATCTGGTCAACGATATACCCACCAGTAGACTGAGATTGGAGTGCACTCTCTGCGTCTTCTAGTTTGGTATTGAAGTATTCTCTACTGGCGACTACAGACGCACCAGTTCTGTGAAGCATCTTTACGGCTTCAGGGATTTCTTGCTGGTGCTGTCCTTGGTCAGAGTATCTAGTGAAAGGATTGTTTGCATCACCTACTGCTTGGAAGTAAGCACCTGCGTATCCCTTCTCAATGATGGTGTCTGGATCTGCTTGTTCTAATGAGTATCTGGTTATGAGTTCATTAGCACTATCTGGATCGACCTGCCCACGGTTAAGCATCTCAAACAACTTCTGTTGTCTGGACTGGTAGTCGAGTGCAGTTACTTTCTCAGCGGCTTCCTGACGGAAGTCTTTTTCTCTGCCTTGTTGTAAGGCATTCTTAATATCGTCGAAAGACTTACCTGTTACTGTGCCTAAGCCTAGATGAGCTTTAGAAGCTCTGGCAGCAGCGGCATCCTCTGTAATAGGATTAGGTACCGAGCCAGTGTCTATGCTGATCGGTTCATCTGTCTTGAAATCTTGAGGTGCAGCTAATTGTACTTGATCTTGATCGCTCATCCGCCAAACATCTTCATCATTGAACCACCTGCACCGCTTATGCCTTGACCCAGAGACATCAGTCCTTGAGCGTCAGCTTGTTTAGATTGGGCATCTGCCATGAACATCTTCTGAGTATCTATCTGAGAGTCCAGACCGAACATTGCTCTACCAATCTCTAGGTTAGAGTTAATGCCAGCTTCATTGAAGTTGCCTTGGCTTTGTATCTGGCCTTGTGCACCAGCCGCTCCAGAGCCGAACTGAGCTCCTTGGCTTACCGCACCTGCTAGAGCTTTAGCATGAGCAATCTGTGTGTTTCTAGCGTTCTCAATCTTCTCTCGACGTCCAGCCATTTCCATAGCTAGCTGTCTCTGCTGGTTCTCTTGTATCTGGAGACCAGCGATGTTCTTAGATATGTTAGCTTCGGACTTTGCTGCGTCGGAAGCTTCGCTTGCTCCCACCATCGAAATCCCCATCCCGAAGATGGAGGCCATTCCGCCTATAATAGCTAAAGGACCCATTTATATTCCCGCGTTCTGTGTTTCCATAACAGCCCATCCCATTATATCAAATGGTAGACCGTTAGTGGAGTTCACTTGAAATTGTAAAACAATACCATGTCCTCTTACCCTGTGTTTCTTAATGAGACCTGAGAATTGACTAGAACTGTTCTTGACTACTTGGGTAGCAGACCATCTCCCTGAGTTTATCAATCCGAAGTCTCGTATTCCTCTGAACTGGTAAGAGTTAACCGCATTGTTGTTCAGGTACATATAAAGGTATTCAGGTTGAAACCTCCGCATGCCATCAGCACTCAATGTATACGCGGTCGTAAACGTACTGATGTAGTTAACAGGAGATCCTGAAGAGTTCCAGTCTACCCAGAGTGTACTGTCTTTCTCCTCAGAGAAGGTAACACCTGTTTGAGCTGGATTGGATGTTAGATACTTAAATATCATAGGAGGAGAGTTAGCTTGAGTGTAAGCTATATACTTAATATCTAAGATGCTTGGGCCTGCTGCAGAAACAGTCCAAGGGTAGAAGCCTTGTGTAAAGACGTTGAAGTTAAGTACGGAGTCGAATGCATACCTATTGGCTATGCCAGACTCCTGGGTACTTCGGTAGCACCACTGGATAATCCCTGTGATGGGATTGTAGTCTCCTCTAGCGTACTTCTTAGAGTCCGTAGGGATACTCTGATAAAATGATTGTATAGAAGGTAAGGTTATGTTGTTAACCGTTAGACCTGCATGAGCAGCACCCATAGCGGCTGAAGCTTGCTGAAGGTCTGTAGTAACCATGTATATGCCATCGGCATTCCAGAAGACTGGGAGTCCGAGGACATCTATGACTGAGTTACCAGAGATTGTCTTAATGCCAGAGATCTTGGTTACGGTGTAGTCGTTAGCTGTGAAACCAATTCCTTGACCACCGGTGATGAACCAGATGCCATTGGCAGCAAAGACAAGTAAACCATTCTGGAGAGCGAATAGCTTATAGACAGATCCGCTACCTTGAATAACTATTACTCCGCCATCAGATGGCAGAAGAGCATTGAAGTTTTCAGAGGTTGGATCGTTGACTTGATAACACTTACCGAATTGATTAGGTGCTTCTACGATCTGTGAGAAGTAGATGTTCTCTGTCCAGGTAGTGAACGGTGCATCTCCCGTAGGGGAGAAAGACACATCAACTCCTGCATAGAATACTCTACCTGCAAACCATGCACCTGTCTTAGGTCTTACTGCAGTTATGATCTCAGTTAGTCCTGAGATGCCGGAGGCATTCGTTCTCTGCTGCTTGAAAGCATTAAAGATTATAGACCCTTTAGGCGCTGCACCACCTAAGCTAACGCTAGCTAAGGTTGTGCTAGGGCTATAGATCCCTGATGAATTCTTAAAGGTCCACCATACGTCTGAGTTAGACGGGTAAGCATTAGCGGCAGATAAGAATGCACTGATCTGTGCAGCACTGTTCTTATAGATCCCCCAGTTACTTACAACAGTTCCGATGGGAACCGGAGGACCATTCTGAGTAACGTTGGTTATGTTACAGACCATGGTTGTACCGCCATAGCTAATAACCGTTCCTGTTAAGGTATACGTAGTGAACCCTACGGTTCCTACTGCTGTAACAGGATCACCCCCTACAGCGCCCACAGAAGCTCCTACAGTGAATGTATAGCCTCCGGCGTTCAAAGGTACCGTGAATGGTGTAGGGGAAGAGGTAGACCACGCAGCAACGTTAGACCATCCTTGGTTGAACAGATTGTAGTTGTGTTCAGCAGTCAGGGAGAGGGGTCTGTAGTTATCAGCGATAGTCTCAGGTATTCCAATGAAGTCCCTGATGTTGATATTGATTATATTAGCAGTAACAGCCCCGCCACTGTACGTACAGTAAAAGGGATCGCAACTAGGATGGAAGACGAATAAGTAACCATTACCAGCTGCAAACTGACATTCTTTAGTGTTGTCAAAGAAACCTCCTGTAGATGCGAATGCAATGATATTAACAGAGGTCCCTAAGATGGTTGTAGAAATGGGAGAAGCTACAGAAGCGTTGGTCAGTAGATAGAAGATTAAGTTACCTCCTGACTGAACAACGTATACCTGGGTATTCCCATCCCCACCGGCGTTTGTCCAAACGAAACTGTTAATTGCGTTACTAGACAAACCAATCAGTTTAGTAGTGAAGCCTGCTTCGTAGTCTATTCCCTTTCGACGAGTAACATTCCCAATTCGATTAAAGACACAGTTAGAGGTCGCTGTGCAAGCGTTCTCAGGAAAGTTCATGCCAGTAAACTCAGTCTTCAGACCAGCTACAAAGTTCTTTTGTAACGTAGGTCTAGCAGGCTGAGGCTGGGCTGATTGTAATTGAAATGAGGATGTACGACGTCCAGAGGGCTTGTTCAATCTACTACTTCTTCTATCTTAACGTTTCTGCCATTGAAATACTTCTCTGCGTCTTTCTGGGCATCGTTGAACTTAGTGTAACGACGTCCCTTCAAGAACTCAGGGACTGCCCCGGTATCATACTTAAAGTACCAGAGCCAGTTAGAGGCTTCGTCACGTATAGCGTGAAGCCTGTTCTCGCCTGTGAACAGTCGCTTGTCCACAAGGCCAGTAGAGGATAGTGGGGCTTTCTCGTCAATCTGTTTAATTACGAACAAACGATCGTTGCCGCGCATCTTAGTTTTCTTATTAGGGTCAATGAATTCTTGCATTAGGGCCACCATTTACGTCTCCCGAAGTTAGGTAGTTGGTCAAAATAACTTGGTTTGTTTACTACAGCTTTTGTCTTCTGTAGGGCTACCCACTGCCGATCGATCTCTCTTTCTGCATGAGGGTGCGTAGTTTGTTTAAGTTCGAAGAAGGCTTGTGCCTTAGCTTCGTTTAGTAAGAGAGGGACAGCCCAATCATCTAGGTCAGGTATGAAGTTGTCTACGTTCTGCCAAGCAGGAGTGACAAATCCAGAGCATAAGGTCTTGCTTGTTTGAAGAGTGCTGTCTTGTGTATTGTCGAAAGAGTCGAATATGAAATAGTAGTTCTGTATTACTGTACAGTACTGAGGCTGTTTATTGTTTATGTAATTAATGTTGAAGGAGTCTAACAGCTCAGTGTTTCTATAAAGTTGATCTGTGAATACAAAGGTTCCGACATTAGACAGAGTAGTGTTTAAACTATTCTGCATGTCGAGGAACTCTTTGTTGGGAAGGACTTGTACATCCTGGAACGCAGGAGGGTTAGCTCCGCCAAGACCAACGTCAGACTCATTGAGATCTAAGTCTAGATCATGAGTCATGCTTCCTTCTCCAGTTCCAGAAGCACCGGTAGGATTAGAGTTGAAGTACTGAACGAAGTTTAACTTAGCGACGCCTTCATTAGGTCTGTACATAAGTACAGGCTTAGTAAGGTCACCTGAAGCGGTAAGCTGAAAGAGCTTGTCATGTTCAGGGAGTTCGGCTCTTCCTAAGATGTCGTAGTATTTAGTACGAAGTATTTCAACTACTTGTAAAGACTCGTTAGTATCTCCAATGGAGTTTACTTCATCAGAGTTCAGAGAGCTTAATATACTTTGTGTATAATCTAATAGGGTTCTTTTCATCTTTTCATAATCCTGACTACGTTCTCAATTCCACGCTTACCGAACATGAACGCAACAATCAGAGAAGCCCATTGTCCTGCGTCTCCAGCTATAGGAGGAACAGGATAGCCTTCAAGCGTATAGGCTATGCAATATACAAAGTATACCCACAGGGTGTACTCAAACAAATGATCAGGCTCATACCACCTTCCGATCTCAGCGATCTTAAGTTGGTTTTGAGCCTGTATCTCTGCCTGTTGTACTTGTAGTTCTCTGGCTGCTAAATCAGCTTTAGTCTTCTCGTCAGTATTCTCCGCACTAAGTTTTGCTGAATAGAGATTAACGAAGAAAGAGGATAGAGCTGTGAGTATTTGACCTATGATTGGCAGACCAGAAAGGAATGCTAACATTAGGTTGCCTTAGAAGCCGCTACTCTAGCCGCCATGCCACTGAACCAGTACGAGAGCGTGAACAAGACCAAGCTGATAATAGCTACAGTCTTAGCTTCAACGAACTGGGAGAGGGGGGACGTAGTAACATAATCCTGCACGACTGCGGCACCCATGCCGACAGTACCTAGAGCAGTCATAGCTCGGGTCTTGGCGCCAGGGAACCACGAGTGTACCCAAGCTTCGAAGTTAGCCCATTTGGTCTTAAGCCAAGTAAACATTATTTATTTCCTTTAAACAGTTTAAGAATAAGTTGAAAGAAGAGAATGAAGGGATTGAGAGGAGCCTTCTGGATGGGAGCGGGAATAGGATGCTGGTCAGATTGCTCAGTTGTCTTAGTAGAGATGGGCAGACGCTCTAGACTGTGTGCAAAGTTTCTTCCATTCACACACCTATTAGTCCAGCCTCTGATAAACTGAGGCTTGTCTAACCTTTTGAGAAAGGCTAAACGCTCGTCATATATGTCATCGATAAGCGTCGATGGATCTCTTTTAATGGCTTGGGCCACGGTGATAGGACCTATAATCCCATCCTGCGGAACACCGCAGAAGTTTTGCAATACCTTAGCTGCTCTGCTTATCCCTGAATTAATACCGTAGTCCAGCACAGCGTAATCAACGCCAGCAGGAAGATCGTTGTAGTGAATCGGGTTAGCGTAATGTTTGGCATAGATTTCCTCCGCAACAGACTTAGGCATGGCCTTTACGTCATCAGCTGTAGCATCAGCTTTCCAATAAGCTCTAGCGTCATGAATAGTAATGCCGAAATTAGTAGGACCACCTGAATCTCCTTGATCATTGGAGTAGCCTCCTTCATCTTTAAAGACTTGAGTAAGAGCTTGTTCATATGTATTCTGCATTATCCTGCACTCACTGTAACAACACCTGCGTTACTATAAAGCTGTCCAGACACGTGTGGGTTAGCCGTAGGCAATGATTGTAAGAACATTCTTCCAGCAGCTACTTGAGAGACGATTTGATTTGTCGTCCCTCCCATGAAGAAGTGGTTCTCAACTCCACTGTCAGCGACAAAGGTAGGACCAATATCATTCTGACCGCAGTAGACTTGGTTTTGTTTAGAACCTGTTCCAAACTGCATACCGATTGAGCATGTTCCTGTATTAATACTTATACTTCCGATATGATAAACACCGAAGCATTCGTTAGTTGTTATTGCAGAGCTCATCCCAGTCTGACTAGGAGTGAGGCCTCCGAACTTCCAAATGTTAGCACCAATCAATCCTGAGGTGTTGCCTGCAGGACCAATCTCTACTTCAGATATTTTAGAACTTACAACAAGAGAGATATCAATTTCATTCTGTACGAAGCCCGAAGTGCCTCCTACGCAATCTGAAACTAAAACACCGAAGTTACAGAACCCTCCTGCGAGAATTCCTTCGGAAGATATCTTGTTGTTGTTAAAAGACCAAGTAACACCGCTCATGTTTAAAGCAGAGGTGAAAGCACCTCCATAAGCAACAATAGTTCTGAAGTGAAACCTGTTGTCTTCTATGAATGGATTGTTAGATGGTTGTGCATTACTAGTATGAACTATCTGAACAATGTGCGTAGCGTTAGAAGCAGCTTGGATAGTGCAGTCAAAGTCAATATTACAGAAAGCCATAGTATTGATGTTGATGCAGGATTGTCCGCTCATAGACGCGCTAGAAGGGAAATCAATGATTGCTCCGTAAACTCGCATATTCCAGTTTTGCATAGCTGGAAGATTTACTTGAGTAGTGCATTCGATTATTGCAACTCCTGCACCTGCAGCAGTCGTACCAGGACCGTAAACTTCTAATGAGTATCCGTTAGTCGTGGCGTAGTTAATAGCTTCTTGAAGACCTGAGGTAGATGTTCCTGAAGTGTTTAAAACAGTTCCGTCTGGCTTATAGACAGTCCAAGCACTATTAACCCACTTCATAAGAACCTCACCTGGAGGGATCTGTGGGGTAGATGGTCCAGGGATGCCTAAGAGAGTCTGCGCATTAGCAATAGTACCTGCGATAACTGGCTGCATCGCAGTAGAGATGCCCAGCAATGTTTCAGCAGATGAAGTAGTAGATGCACCGACTACAGGTTGCATAGCAGGAGAGATCCCTAAGAGGGTATCAGCTGCAGCAATAGTATTGGCATTAAGAACAGGTTGCATTACAACGGAGACAGGGACACCAGAGACTAACCCTGAAGTGCTGTTGCCTCCGGCAAGAACACCGTTAAGGTAGCCTAATGTAACTGGTTCGGTAACCGATATAGGATTAGGCAAATTAATCTCCCGATTAGAATTCATATCCAGAGTAGACAACATCTGATTAGGACTAGTTCCGTCTCTAGATAAGGTGTTGTCAAACGCAGCTGTAATGAGGGAGTTGTTGGATGCTGTCGCTGCAACGGCAGTCGCATCATTCTGAAAGCTAGCTGGGTTCGCTAAAACAATTTTATCTGTCATATATAATACTCGTGTATGATAATTAGGCCGGCAGAGCCGTTGCCTCCTGCAGCGCCAGATGTACCTAAGGTACCTCCTGTGCCTGCAGCACCTACCGTATAAGCATAGGTAGCTAAAGGAGAAGTAATAAGCTTTTCAACATACCCTCCGCCTGCACCTCCGCCTCCGGCATTAACAGTGGCAGAGCAGCTTGCGCCTGAACCTCCTGATCCTGTATTAGCAGGAGCAGGACCGCCTGCGTTGACGGAGAAGACGAAGTTGTTACTTTGTACACCAAAGACTGGAGAAGCACCACCAGGACCGCCAGCAGTACTTGCACTAGCAGCAGGAGTACCTCCAACAGCTCCTACTAAATTTAAATCTCCGCCGCTCGCTGTTCCACCTGCAACGTTGGCACCATTACCTGCAGAACTGCCTGCAGCACCGCCGCCAGCAGTCAGTAAGGAAGATCCGAAAGTAGTTGTCCCACCTCCAGTAGCAGCACCAGGAGTAGTTCCTGATCCAGCTCCACCACCTCCACCACCAATGCAACGAACCCAGATGGCTGTGCAGTTAGCGGGAGTAGTATAGGTACCAGTACCGTTAGCACTGAACCCACCTGTGTGGCTGCCAGTGGTAACAACGCTAGTTGTATGTACAGGGAACATAGCAGCTAAGTTAGGCACTGTTATATCAGCAGCATTAGCTGTACCACCAGTGTTATTAGCTTTAATGGTATTAGCAGCCATCTGTGATAATGCTGCATTAGTCACAAGATTGTTAGCTGTAAGAGAAGTAGATATCGTAGGGCTAGTAAGAGTAGGACTAGTAAGAGTTTTATTAGTTAAAACATCTGTAGTATTCTTACCTACTAAAGTATCAGTAGATGTAGGAAGAGTAAGAGTCCCTGTGTTAACCAGAGTAGGTGTCGTAACACTCGTCGAGAAGACAGGATTGTTTACTGTAGCAATCGTAACAGGATTAGTTCCTGTTAATGTTATGTTAGTTCCTGCTGCATTGTCTGCTGGATTAGCACTCCATGCCATATCAAAGTTGGTAGCACTGTTCTTAATTAAGACATCACCAGTAGCTCCACCGACAGGAACAGTACTAATAGTACCTCCTGAGATGAGAGTGTTGTAGTCTTGAAGTCTAAGAGGAGAAGACCCAGAGGCAGGCCCAGGAAGATTAACAATCTGATTGTTGTTCATGTCTAAGGGTGCACCCATTTGATTGGGTGAAGTACCATCCCTAGACAGCGTATTATCAAACGCCGTTTGAACCGTACTTGAGTTCGCATTAATAGTTGTCTGCGCAGAGGTAGCCTGCGTTATATCAGCAACATTGTTTAGCGTTATTTTAGACATTACAGATAGATCACGTAAGATTCAGTACCAGCAGTCACATTGGTAAGACGCACCATCACCCAGCGTGAGCTGTTAATGGCGATCACCCGTGCAGCCGCAGGTTGATTAGTATCAAACGATCCACCAGAACCAGCACCAATCGTAATGGTGTTAGCAGCGGACCCATTGCCGAAGTAGCACTGGATGATGTCACCGACAACAGCGCCAGAAGACATCTTATTGATGCCAGCTACGATGTTAGCAGCAGTATCCAAAGTAGAAGTGTTACCAGCAGAAGGAGCCTGAATAACGATACCAGTCAGAAGCTGACCGATATCAATAGTAGAAGCAGCACCAGGGACAGTTGAAATAGGAGTACCTGTGCCACAGATGTAGTTAGTACCCACAGCGTTGGTTGGAAACGTTACCGTCCCAATCGTCTGAGGATACAGTGTTGCACGCATACGAGAGTTGGTTACGACCTCATCGGTCCCTGCAAGATTCTCGATACGGGCATAATCAACGCCACCGTAAGGCATATTTTAAAATCCTTTGTTGAGCTATGGGGAGGAGTGCCGTTTAGGTACGGGCCCTCCCCATAACATTAGATCAATTAGTAGTTGATCGAACCATACATCGTATAACGCATACGAAGCTTGATAAGTCCGTTAGTAAACGTACCAGTAGCAACGGTAGACAGCCACGCGCTCGCAGGGAGCGGAGTGATTGCATTCGTCACGAGCGGCATGTTAGTACCAACCCAAGTACCACCACCTGCAACAGGGGTAGCACCCACGCTCCACACCAGACCGGTCGTGCCGGGCTGAGTGAAAGAAACCCGCTGTCCAGCCACCATGTTCGCAGTGAGAAGACCATTGACGATCTGCACACCTGGATTTGGGGTAACCTGAACAAACGAAGAGTTGGGGGTACCCGGTGAAGTCGTAACAAGACCCACCGAGATGCTCGTGCCGCCAGCGGCCGAGATCAATCCTTCGATAGTCACTTCCTCAACGAAAATCTGAGGAGCGCTGAGAAGCAGAACGCCATTGGTCGTAGTAGTGACCGGGGCGGTTGCCTGGAGAGGGACCAGCGTAGTCAGCGACTGGATACCAGCAGCAGCCGCAGTACCCGTTCCGGAGAACGTAGTCTGTGCGGGACCGGGGACTTGCATCCCAGCGGCGGTCAGCTGATAGGGCACCAGAGGAATGAGTTGCTCAATCTCTCGTGTTTCACCGTAGACGAGATAATCGCCTCCGATTTCAGGAACAGCCTTCTGCGTACCATACTGCAGATAAAGACCATCCTGATTATACCAATTTCCTGAAACCATATTTTTATTCTCCCTTTATTAAGTCGGAACGACTGATGTGTTGGTGAGAATAGTGACAAAGTTTTCAGGCCGATAAAGCTTGAAGCCCCATTCGGCAATAGTCAGATATTCCTCTTGCTGGAGGTCTTTATTGAACTCCGAGTAGACGGTAGGCATCTGTCTGAAAGCACCAACCCAGGGCATCGTGTCACCGGGAGCAGCCGAGAAGAAGTAATTGGCCACGCCATTAGTAACGGTATTACCGCTGATCGTCTCCGAAGCAATAGACGGCAGATAGTTACTTACGTAAATATCAAAGCCATAGATATTGAAACGGAACTTGAAGCCAGTGACAGCGCCGTCCTTAACAACCTCGTCCCACATGGGCATAGGCGAAAGAAGCGACACAGTGTTAGCTTGCGTCTGAAGCGTATAAGCAACAGACGGATCAACGATCGCACACAGGTTCGTCAGAGGAACATTAGCTCTCGTGAGAGCGTAATGCGCACGGGCGAAGTCCTGGAACGCGATAGCGCTATTAAGGCCTGAGCCAACCCAACGGTGATCCGCAGTATTGATAATATTTGTAGAGCTAGCAGTCTGACCGGCATTTCCTTTTGCAAGGATGTTAGTCTCAACGGCTTCCATGAGAGCACGATGTTGGCGAGGCACGAAGGCCGCGATCACATCAGCAGAGTAGAAAGAGTCCCTCTTGAACTTTTCCGAGATTGCATTAGCAGCGTACTTGTAGTTATCGAAAGCAAAGGTGAAATTACCAGTGTCTAACGCATTGTACTTAACTGCCTGATTTTCAGTGAAATCGGCAATTTCTGCTTCACCAATCGACGGAATGTTAAGAGTAACACCATCTGGGAAGTCTGAGATAATCCGGACAAACTTCATAGCATTCAGTTCATCTAGCAACAGTTCCTTAATAGCCCGCGACCAAATATTAGTTCGCAAAAGATATTGAGTGTTGCCAGTTGTAAAACCAGCCATTTAAGTTGTCTCCTTAAGTTCAGTTAGGGAAAGAAGTATCTCCATAACGTTTGAAGTCACCGTCTTCGAAACGGGCTCCTAAACGCATGTAGTCTTTCTCCATCTGAACAATTGTTTTTGGATCATAATAAGATTTAGGATCTGTCTTCTTTAAGTCCTGGTAATGAGACCATGTCCGCTCTTTGGTTCCGCTGGATGGCGAGAACACGGAGGATCTTGGAGGAGCTTGGAAGGGATCAGTAAGTGGAGCTTCGTCTAAGCCGAAAGTTCGCATAAGAACCTTAGGGGTAGTCTCAGCTAATGTCTGAACCATTTCCTTAGTCAGGCCTAACTCTTGTGTTTTTTCATTAAGGAAGTTCTGGTAATTATGACCATGCCTTTCCTTAAGCTTTTCCATAACAGACTGAGCATTCTGTGCTTTAGACTTAGAAGTTTCTACTTCCTTAAAGCGTCTATCAAAAATATCTTCAATCAGTTTAGGATCGATGGGCTTCTCAACTTCTTTCGATGGGGTATGTTCTCTATTCGCAAGTTGTCTCTGTTGGTCTAACAGTTCTTCAAGTGACGCCCTAGTCTTGTCTTTTTCTAACAGAGCTAAATAATCTGCTCTGAGTTCATCGTTAGATTGCTCTACGCGTTGAACATGGGTATCTGTAAATACTTTACTCTTAGCTAGATCGTTGACGGACTTGAATTTCTTTCCAGGTCCTACGAGTTCTGCTACGTAATCTTTGTTTTCGTCAGGAGTGGTCCCCCCGTCGGCAAATAAATCGGTCATTTATTGAGTTCCTAATAGACCTCCTGGTTCAGCACCAGCAGGTGGTTGTCGTTTTAAATCAAAGGGTTGTTGGGGGGCTTTGGAAGCTGCTGAATGATTTTTGTCTAGATCAAAATCGTCTCCCATCCCGGTTGCAGTTCCGAGTTCTTGTTGCATTTGCATTTGTGCAATGTGCATTAATTTCTGGCGGTCTGCCATTTCATTGACTTGAATATCTTTAACTACAACTTCGTATTCTTTAATGTCGAAAGCATCTTCCACTAACTTCGCTAACTTAATAGACGAGAAGTGTGGAGAAACAGTTTGCCACAAGGCTGAACCGGTTAGGTTGGTTAAGTTCTGTATAAGCTCTGACTGTTCAGCAAAGTGCCGAGCAGCAATAGCCTTAATCCTACCGACTCCCGTAATGTCTTCGACAGTCAAATCCTGGAATGATGCAACCTTGTAGTCGTCATCGAATACACGGATAGATGCAGTTCCAGTCATGTTTCTTCGAGCAAGTTCGACCATAGCATTTAAGAGAGGTTCGATCATTTGCTCTTCGAACTGTGTAATCTTGTTTTGGAAGATACGAGCAGCAGCATTCTCAAGTCTTTGGACTTCGTATGCTGTCTTTTCTCCAGGAGACCTAAAGCCCATAGCTTCTTTCGGAGCTCCGGCCATAATCTCCATAGTATCTTCTAAGTGTTGTATCTCTAGGTTGGCTCCTAATACCTGCACTTCAGGTACGACAAGC